TCTTGTCGCGGATGACGTGGGTGATGGCGACCCCTTTCTTGCCGGTAAAAGCAAAGGTCGCCGTGTCTCCCTTAACCGTGACGTGCTTGGCCAGCAGGGTGCTGGCGCCGTAGGCCTGCTTGTCGGCACCGGTGTCGTTGTCCGACCCGAGGCGGAATCCGGTTTGAGAAATGAGGTAGAGCACATGGGCTTCCGGCTTGGTCGCCATGTCGGCTTCGATCTGCTTCATGATCTTGCTGTGGGCAAAAGCGAAGACCTTCATTCTCTCGAATTTGGCAGCGCTCTGCCCTTCGTTGTGCTCGGGATGGTAGATGCCGACCCGGCGCCCCTTGGAGTCGGTGCAGCGAACCTGGATGTGCCCATCGGGGTCTTTGTTGACCCAGAGGTCTCCCCATCCCGGGGGAACGCGGTACCCGCGAGCCAGGGCCGCAGCTCGAAGCTGTTTATCCGTTCCGGCCATCCCTTCGACGACATTGGTGGCGACTTTGTTCTTCTTGCGCTCGAAATCCTTGACGGCGACGACCTTACTCCCCGTCCTGCGCAGATAGGCGCGGACATGGCTTTTGATCAGCGGCTTACCTCCCGACCCTCTGGTCTGCATGACGGCTTCGGCGAATTCGGCAAAAGGCATGGCTGTGATCTTTCCCATAAAGCGGGAGTCGTCGTAATGCTGCAGATAGAAGGCCCTGGCTTCGGCCTGACTGGTGAATCCGAGGAGAATTTTTTCCTCATCGAACCGGGTGAAGTCCGGAGCCTTCATCTGGGTGACGATGTAGACGTTGGCGGCATCCCGGTGGGGGCCGACGTAGACGTCGCAGTGGTCTCCGTCGCTGCCGAGCGTCCCCTTGATGTATCCATAGGGGCGACGCATGCGGGTCATTCCTTCCTGGCCGTTGTGGGGGTCTTTCCATTGGCGGATGGCTCCCATGCGGCATTCGACAGAAATGTCGAGACCGAGAAAGTTGATGCGTCCCTGGAGGGGGCGAGCTTTGATCAGGCAGCCGCAGTACATGGCGATCCTTTCCCGCCCCGGTGGGGGCAAATCTTCTCGCAGATCTCGCAGACCTTGAGCATCCCCTCGACCTTCTTGCCGAGGTCGGCCAGGTTGTTGTTGGTGGTGTTGACCCTCTCGTGCAGGCGCCCGGCCGATTTGTCGATTTTTTCGTAAACGTAGCCCTCGTTGGCCCTCATGAGGCGTTTGGTTTCATCGATGTCGTTTCGCAGGTCTTCAGAGATCTCCCGCATGAGATTGTTGAGCTTGTCGATCGACCCCTTGAGTTCGGTTGTCTGAACAGACATCGACGTTTCCATTTTTTCCATGGTCTTGGCCACGGCTTGCAGCGCCCGGGTGTTTTCGTCTTCGTAGGCGGCGAGTTTTCCCCGGACCATCCGTGCCACCAGGTTGAGCAAAAATCCGCAGAGGAAAATCAGGACGAGGAAGGTAGCCCAAAACATGGGGCTGACTTGAACCGAGGCTCGGAAGGCATCCAGAATTGCCGTGATCATGAGCGATCCGTCCTTTTCTGTTTGGGGTGAAGGGAGGATTTGAACATGAGAAGTTGCGTCCCCGCCGGGGTTCTCTCGGCAAGCCCGGAGGCGAGAATATCCTTGTCGGGAATATGCTCTCCTTGGGCCATGGCTGCCTTCTGCCGGGAACGGAGGTGGGCGTTCCATGCGTCGGATACGATATCTTTGGTTGTCAGTTCGCGGTGGATCGCTTGTTCTGAGGCGAGAATATGGGATTGGCTTTCTTCGCCGAGGTGCCCCCAGTGGGGGAGAATGGCGAATCTTTTCTGGCGGAGGTTGTGAAGGTCGCTGTGAATGCGGACCCGGGAGAGGGCATCACCGTATCGACGGACACGATGGTCCCAGTGGGCCTGGACGTGCTCGAGCTTCCCCCCGGGATGCACCTCCTCCTTGTGGGCGGCCTCGTGGCGCAGAATGTCGACGTGCTTGCGCGTCCGGACGTCATCGTGCTCCCGGACCATCGTTCCGTCTTTTTTGACATACTGCCGGATGTGCGCCTTGACGAGCACCTCCTCGTCTCGGCGAAAGCGTTTGAGCCAGGCGATCATGAGTTTTTGTTCTCCTCGGCGAAGGCCTTGCGTCCCCTGGCGTAATACCTGCGTTTCATGACAGCGAGAAGTCCGACCAGGGCTTCGTTACCGATGGCCATTGCTCCGGTCTGCAAGTTGCTGATGATCGTGATCGGGTCTGCGCCTTCTTCCTTGGCGAGCTGCTCGATGCTGGCCTTGAGGGTTCGCCTGTCAATTTTCTGATTTGCGCCTGCCGTTGGCTTTTTGGCTGTCGCTACGGCGTTGAAGACTTCGCCGTTGGGCCTGACGACCACGACGGCCGTATCCTTGTAGTGCCCCATGCCGGTAAATTTGGCGAGACCTTCGTTGCCGGGGGTGATGTGGTAGACCTTGTTCATGTAGCTGTTGCCGGCGATCAGGAGCATGGATTGCCCTGGATAGTTTTTGGCCGAGTAGTGAAGGGCTGCGTTAGCAGCGGCGGTCAGGTCGCCGGGGGCCTTGCGATAGTTCGCCACGGATCTGCTCTTGCCTGAAACCTGCCCGATCTTCTTGCCGAGAATGACGGTTGTTTTCCCGACAATCTCTTCACGGCTTTTGATTTTTTGCGGTTGTTGTTCCTCTTTTTTGGGAGGGCTTCCCTCGATAGCTAAACCTTTTTTCTCGGCATATGCCGATGCGGCCGCGTGGGAGGCGAAGACTTTGGCGCTATTTCCCCCCATGAAAATAGGTTGTGGCTTCCCTTCGATAACGAGTCCTCCGCCATCATCGCTTTCAATTATGAATCCTGCCGCATGGGGCTTTATCTTGTGGGTAAACTCCTTCTTTTTCCTTTTGTCGTCGTGCTCCTTGACCTGGATGATCGCTCCTGATGCGGTCTTGCGCTGCGAGGCCTTGATGTGGGACTTGTGAATATCGGCGGTTTTTGAGTTGAAGTCTCCGCTGTTGGTATTGGCTGACTTTATCTGGTTGGGTTTGAAGGCAATGATGGTTGTTCCGGTGTGGCGCATACGGGTATCGTCGCGCATATTTTGAACCACGACCCCGTCATGCCCGAGTTCTTTCGCTTGGGGGATGTAGTGGGATGGGACAATATCTATAAAACTTTTGCCCTTTGCATCGATAACCAACGGGTTTTTCATTGAGAGATAGACGGGCATGACCGTCTTTCCATAGGATCGAGCGGTTTTCCTGTCGGTAGAAAAGAATATCGCCCCAAGGTCATTGACTTTAAATTTCTTGATCCCTTCGGTATGAGTTCCGTGATAGACCTTCAAAGGTCGGCCTTTGCTGTCAACGATCTTTGTCCCGGTGGCCCAATCCTTTAATTTGTCGGTCCCTGGTTCTTCTTGCTTTTTTCTTCTGCTGTCGTCGTAGTCTTTGACGATGGCCATTCCGCCATTTTTAGTGATCCGGGAATGCTGCTTTACGTGGCTCTTGATCAGCAATAGATGCAGGGGCGTTTCCTTCTCAGATCGGATCATCTCGCCGACGGCTTTCTTTTCATCCAGCCGTAGCTTGGTCCCCATGTCGTAGGGGGTGTCGGTGAGGACCATGTGGGCGTCGACGTTGCGGTTGGCGCCGGTGCGGTAGGCGCGGGAAAAGAACTGATCGATGGAGGAGTATCCCGCTTCCCCGGAGGCGACGGCGATGACCGTGGTGGCTCCGCCTCCGTTGCCGTCATGCTGGACGTTGAGGCCGGTGGTCCCGGCGGTGGTGTGGATGGCGAAGCGGACGCCTGCGTCGTGTTTGAATTTGTCGACGAATCCGGCTTTCTCCTTGCCGGTATAGTTGCGGCCTTCCTTCTCTCCGTCCTTCTTGCGGTCTTTGTTGGCAAATCGGACGACTCCGTGCTCCGGGTAGTGCTTCTCGAGGAATTCGTGAAGGTTGTCGGCGCCGGCGTAGCTGTGGGTGTAGAGGCTGATCTTCTCCGTCGGGCCCTTGGTGGCCAGGTGGTGGTCGATCAGCTTCTTGATGTCGTCAAACTTGCCATTGTCGCTGTGGTGCGCGTCGTTGAGGGTCTTCTTCATGCGGTTTTCGGCCTGGAGCTGGCTGATCTCTCCGCTCTTGACGGCCGCGACGGTGGCGCGGTATTCGTTGCGCTGCGTCTCCGAGAGTTTGGAGAAGTGGGTCTTCATGTTCATCTCGACCGCTTTGCCGTTCGGCTTGAGCATCGTCCCTTTCTTGGCGGTGATGACGTGGTCCGAAAGCTCCCGGTTCATGAAGTCGGCGATCTTCGCCTTCATCCCCTCGCCCTTGTGCATGCTCCCGAATCGCGCCATGAATTCCTTCTGGCTGCCGAACTTCTCCGGGTTGATCAGGTGGGCGTGAAAGTAGAGTTCGGAGAGATTGTTCGGGACCGGGGTACCGCTCATGGCGATGTAGTGCTCGGCCTTGCCGGCGACGTTCTTGAGGCCCTCGGACTTGAAGGACTTCTTTCCCCCTTCTTTCTGGGTGACGGTGTGCGCCTCGTCGGCCACCACCATGTGAAAGCCGGCCTTGGCGATGTCGGCTCCGTCGAAGTTCATCTTCTCGTGGTTGACGATGACGATCGTGTCAGGGCCGCTGTTGTATTTGGCCCGGCGCTGCTCCGGCGTGTCGGAGGGCTCGACGATCGCGACCTTGTAGTCGGAGAATTTGGCGACCTCGGCGGCGAAGTTCTTCATGATCGGGCTCGGCATGGAGACGATCATCTTCTTCGGCTCGCCGCTTTGCTCCTCGAGGTGCGCCTTGGCGGCAATGACCGTCAGGCTCTTGCCGGTACCGGCCTCGTAGTTGAGATAGACCCGCTTCTGCTTGTCGATGAAACGGACGGCGGCCTGCTGTCCGGCGCCGAGGTCGATCTTGGTCGCAATCCCTTCCTTGTTGGGCGGGGTGTATTCGCGGATCCCCTGGGGGCGGAAGTCGTCGGTGTTGGCCCGGTGCGCCTTGATGTCGTCGGGGGTGAACCCCTCGCCGGCGATCCCGCCGGTTTTCGGTGTGGCGTATTCGTGCAGCAGCTTTTCGATCGCTTGCGGCTTGACGGTCATCTTGTGCCCGTCGCCGTCCTTGGCTATGGAGACGTCGGAGGCCTTGAGCCCCATGCGCTTGCGCTTGGCGTCCAGGGTCGAGACGCTCCCGGCGCCGATCTCGATCTTTCCGCCCTCGTTGGCAGCCTCGTAGGCCAGTTCGGCCGCCTGGTTGAGGGCTCCCTGCGCCTGAGCGTAGGTCTCGTAGGCCTTGTTGACGTATTTGAGAGCGGCACCCCGAGCTTGGGCGGCCTCCATGAGGCTCTCGGCTCCGTACCCCGTCCCCTTGATTTTCTCGGACATTTCCATAAACTCGTCGCCCCGGCGAACGGCGCGAGTGGCGATCTCGCTGCCGAGGGTCGCCATGTCTTCTTCCAGGTGCTTGCCGAGCTTTTTGCTGTCGATGCCGCTGTTATTGAGGTAGTAGTGAGCGAGGATCGCGGCATTGCGGGGGCCGATTTCGTCGTAGACGGCCTTGGTCATGATGCTGTTGCCGGTCAGCTCGCCGACCATGCCAGTGATCGCTTCGTAGCCGCCCTGGCGTACGTTGCGGCCGACCCCTTCTCCCCCTTTGGCCTTGTGCTCATCCCCATCTTTGTCGACATATCCCTTGACGGTGGAGACCAGTTTGTAGTGGGCAGCCATCTCCTTGTCGCGCAGGTCCTCATCGACGATGACCTTTTTCAGATCTTCTTTGCTCAGGGGGGCAAAGGAGACCTGGTCGCTGACCGGGCGTTTGTCGTTGCCGGTCTTGAGGAGTTTGCCGAGTTCGCGATCTTCGCGCTTCAAGGCCTCGATTCGGTAATGGTGCTGCAGCAGGTCTTCGGCGTGGGCCTTGACGACGGCCGAGATCGTCGGCAGACCTTCGCCGGTGGGGTTTTCGTTGACGACCGACTCCTTGGCCTGCTTGAGCACGGCGGCCAGGGCCTCGTCGCGCTCCTTCTTGGCCGAAAAGGTTTCGCGCATTCGGGCTGCGGCTTTAACCTTGGGGTCGGCGATGTTTTCGACCTTTTTTTCGATGTTGGCTCGGTCCTCGGCGGTCAGCTCGACCTCGGTGCCCAGGTGCTCGCGGACGATATCGTTGAGCTTCTGCTTCTCCTCGCGGATCGCCTGCTTGTGCTCGACCCGGGAGGATTCAATCGATGTCCGGCGTTCTTCGGTGAGTTCGGGCTTCTCCGGCTTCTTCTCTGCCTCAACGGAGGGCTTGGCGTCACCCTCCGTAGAGGACTTTTTTCCGGGGGTGTCTTCCTTTTTCGGCTGCAGCAGCTTGTGTCTCATCGCCGGGCCGCCTCCGGTCAGAACCGTTGCGGTACCGTCCTTGTGGGGGAGGATGAAGATGTGCCGGCCGGAGAGGGGGCCCTGCTTAACGGTGATCCATTTCCCGCCGGGGTTTTTCTTGGCAATATCGGAGGAGAAGGACTTGGCAAAGGCGGCGCCGCCGGTTGCGGCGATCATCTTCGGATCGAAGGTGAGGGTATCGCTACCGCCCTTGCGGCGCAGGACGATGCCGGGGGCGATGGATCGGCAGGGCCCGATGCTCTTGACCATCTCCAGGTGCTGGCGAAGGGCCTTGAAGAAGTCGGCCGGGGTCAGGAGCTGGAGGCTCTTGCGCATCTTGGGCGGGACGCTGCGGAGGTATTCGTCGCGCAACGGGTCGATGTTCTCCATGGTGCGAATGGTGGTGATCGCGGCATTGTGGACCGGGGTGACGGTCTGCCGGTTCCAGTCCTTGCCCTGTTCCGGGTAGGCGAGCTTCTGGCGCTTGAGGGCGTCGGCGATATCGCTGTTGGTCTGGGGCTCGAGGTGATTCCCCAGGGCATACTTGCGCTCGACAACCTCTTTTTGCGCCGGGGTGAGCTTGGCGACGAAATGGTCGATGATCGCTTCGCGGTACCGCATCTGCTCATACGGGTCGGCACCGGTCGGGTCGTAGGTTTCCGGCTGGTTCCAGAGGTGGGGATCATTGCGCTCGTCGAATCCAAAATCGAACAGGCCGTCGCCGACCTCCTCCATGTAGTCCTCGGTGGCATTGGCCGATCCCATGCGCCGGCGCTGCCCCGGGTCCTCCGAATCTTCGACGTATTCCTCGGTATCCTTGAACCGTTCGGCCCGTTCCTTGAGGTGCCGCATGACCGCCCCCCGACCTTCGGTGGTGATGGTGGCAAAAATGCGGCTACCGGATTCCTCGTCGGAGAGGTGGGCGGCGAAGGCGTCGAGGTCGGCCTGGGGGGAGTTGGCGACCTCGCGCCGGAATCCGTTAGCGGCGGCGGCCAGGTAGTCGGAGACCAGATCATTGTATTCGAGGTTGTCGGTGCTCCACTTGATCCCGCCTCGGGTCTGGACCGGTCCTCGGTGGATCTGGTTTTTTGTCGCCAGGGAGGTGACGGTTGCGGCCATCATGGACTGGATCTTGGGGTGGGTGATGACCTGTTCTTCATTATAAGGGAACCGGGTGGCTGCGGCTTTGGCGCGACGGTTGCTCTCCTCGACGGAGACGGTGCGTTTCGTGGAACTGGTCGCCTCCCGGGTCCCGGGTTTTTTCTTCTTTGCCTCGTACTGCTTGGCGCTCAGGACGTGTTCGTCGGGGACGAATATTTCACGCTTGCTGACGGCCGAGACGGCGCCATCTGGGCGACCGATGACGACCCAACCGGTGCGACTCTTGCTTTTGATGTGGCCGCGCTTGGTCTTCTGGTCTTCGCCGGGGCGCCGGTAGTAGATTTCTTCGCCGATGGCAAAGCGGGGACCGCCGGTCGGCTTCTTGGCCTTGATCTTCTTGGCTTTTTCCTTGATCGTCGAGACGGCACCGGAGCGGCTGGTGCGGGTAAAGGCGATGTGGCCACGGTCGGTCTTGGCTGGCGCTTTCGGCATGATGGTCTCCTGTAAGGTAATGCGGAAAGTGTAGCCTGTCGCTGTTGCCTATGGCAATTTTTTTGCACTTTTGCCAGTTTGGGCCAGAATCTTTTCTTTGTCGTAGGGGGATTGAGCCCCCTGTTCTTCTCTTTCTATGGAGGTTTCCCATGTCTACTCGCGCAATGATTTGTCGGCAGAATCCCGATGGTACCGTGATCAGTATTTATCTTCAGCATGACGGCTATGTCGGTCATGCCGGGAAAATCCTGAACGAGCATTTTTCCCAGCCGGACCAGGTGGACCATCTCTTTGCCCTCGGAGATCTTTCCTCGATCGGGCCCTCGGCGGAGATCCGGTCTGTCAGTCGTCTCGAGAGCGGGGGGTATTGTCATGCCTATCACCGCGATCTCGGCGAGGATTGGTGTGCCACCATGCCGCAAGAGTACCGCTCCGTCGCTTCCGTCTTTCGCAAGAACCCCTCTTGCGATTATGTCTATCTCTGGACCCCCGAAGACGGCTGGCGGTACTCCCGTCTCGTGACTCCTGAATATGGCAAAGCCATTGTGCTCCATCCCATCCCGTAAAAAAGCCCCCTCACGGTTGTCGCCGTGAGGGGGCTTTTCTTTTGTTTTACGCCAGTTTACGCCGTAATCTTTTCTTTGTTGAAGGGGGAGGCTTCCTCCCCTGTTATCCCTTTTATCTGGAGGTTCATCATGAAAATCACTCACGAGGTCGCGGCCAACTATTTGCAGGAATGGAACGTAGGGCGGTTCGTCGTCGAGGCTTCGACCCTGGATTTGCCGCCTGGCAGGTTCCCGGAGCGGATCGAGACGGATCTGGGCAACGGTCAGCCGTTCTATCTCTTCGCGCTCGATGAGTCCCGGGCCCTGTATCGTCAGGCCCTCGGTTGCATCGTTCTCTCCATCCTCAATACCTGAAAGGAAACTCACCATGAAACGCTTCGTCATTGAAATTTCCCATCTGGCCTCCGGCCCCAATCGGACGTTCACCGTTGACGCCACCTCGGAGGAGGATGCTATCGAGGCCTGCGTAGACACGATTACCCCGGAGGATGGTTCCTGCTTTGAGCTCGAAATCAAAAGCGACGAGACGATCGTTGCCTGCTCCGTCTGCGGCCATTCGAAAACGACGGAGGAGGCGATAGAGGCTGGCTGGTCGGCCTCGTGGGTCGATGGTGCGAGAGAAGAGCGCGACGCTATCTGCTGCGATTGTTCGGACTTGCTCGGGCTGGTTTATGTTGAAGACTGGTGCCAACTGGCTTGGCCAACTCTCCACGAAGCCGTGGCGCAGAAGGCTGCTGATTTCAAATAATCGTTTTGTCCTTTGTGGGGAGCCTGTCGCTCCCCGCTCTTTTTACCCTGGAGGTGTTAATCATGGAACGCTTTGCGGTAACAATTTACTCGGTAAATCCTCACCACGACGTGGTCCGCGAGGTTGACGCAACAGACTCGAATTCGGCAATTGATCAGGTTTGGAATTCCCTCGGGTCCTTGGAACGAGGGAGGGCGATTGCGTCGAATGCCAAAAAAATCGTCAGTTTCGACATTCCTCGTGAGGAGCAGGACGTGATTTTCAAGATCGTCAATCGCGTGAAGGCATCTAACCTTTTCTGCCGTGGCCCTGAGGCGCGAGACATTCTTTCCCTGTCCATGGATCTGACGGCCGTGCATGCCAACGGTTGCCCCCTGGACCTCGACCGGCTGCTGGTGGCCGACGAATTCGATTTCGTCCATGACATTGTGGGGATCGTTCGCAACCTCAATCGGTCGACCGGGAAGCTGTCTTGTCACTTCCATCCCCGCTTTGCTCGGCCGGCTGCCTCTACCGATTGCGACGACTCTGGTCCCTCGGATTATTCTTCCCTCCCCCCCAATATGGAGTCCTGATCATGGGCCAATATCTCTATGGCGAAACCGGCAAAACAATTGCCCGGCTGGTCCTCCCCAATGGCCAGGTTGTCCAGGCCGGCGTTATCGCGTACGCTCTCAAGCCTGTTCAATTCGGGTTCAAGGCTTCGAGGGATCTGGCTGCCCTGCAGAAAAAAATGGAACGGCGCTGGGCGAAACTGGTCCCGCATGAGTACGTCGTGCGCGATGATGGATTCGTCTATCACTGGATTGCCGCTCCTCGCGTCAGCTTCCTCGATGATTCGACTTTCGGCCATGACCTGATCATGATCGGCAGGCGTGAGGTTGGTTCCTCCGTTGTTGGTCCCGCGATTCTCCAGGAAAAAAACGGCTGTATCCTTAGCATCCATGGCGATCGTTATTACTTTGCCTCTCCGTCGACCGGGAAACATTCTCTGGCCATCTCGGAAACGCCGAGCGAGAGGTTGTGGGTTCACTGGAACGGTTTCCTTGAGAGTCAACCGGCTCCTTCCCAGGGTGACCATACCTTGCGGGTGATCAGTCTCTCCGATGTCATGCTGGAATGCTCTTGTGGCAAATGGTGTGTTTCTGGGACCATGGAAAAAACCCGGGAGGAAGCCGAGGCGATGTGGCTGGTGCATGTCGACAATGCGGACCATGAGGAAGAGGGAAACGAATGATCTCGCGAGCAGAACACTTGGCCTGGTGCAAGGAACGGGCTCTGGCCCTGGTGGACGCCGGTGAGGGCGCCCAGGCGATGGCCTCGATGATCTCCGACCTCGGGAAGCATCCGGCGACCCAGTCGAATCTTAGCGTCGTCGGTCTGTTGGTGATGACCACGAACGCCTCCGACCTGGAGGAAGTCCGGTCGTTCGTCAACGGATTCAATTAACCCTTATCGGAGGCTCCCCAAATGAAACCTATCATTCTCCCCCTTGCTGCGGTCATGCGCGTCGCCGAGGCCGTCGTCGCGTCCGGCCTGGATCAGACCGGTGGCGAATCGATGTGCCATGTCGAGTTCTATCCCGATTCCAATGAGGCCCGAGTCGTCTCGGAGGATGGCACCGAGTCGCGGTTCATTCCCTACGAGGACTGATCGCGCCAGTTTGCACCGGGATCTTTTCTATGATGCAAGGGTTTTTGCCCATCCTGCTTTCCCTTTCACGGAGGTCGTCATGAACCGCCCGGGTCACGCCCGGGCAGGCGTTGAGCCGTTACCGGCCAACGCCTGATTCGAGCATCCGGGCCGGTTCCGGGTGCTGGATTCAGGTGTTGTTCAACTTCATTCTTGTCGGAGGTGTCCCATGGAAAATGCAAAACTTTCTCACGCGCAGCAGGCTAAGGTTTGTGACCCGGAGGGATGCGGTCTCCCGAAGGAAAAAGCGGCGATCTACTGGGGCCGGGCAAACTTCGTCGGCCTCGACGGTGAGGTGATTCGCCCTGTCCATGTTCATTCGGGCCGAGGTGGTCAGCTCTCTGTCGAGTTCCCCGACGGGTCTATTCTCAGCTCTCCTCGCTGGCAGATGTAATTTCCCGCCCCGGGTTCGCCCGGGGCTCTTTCTCTTCTCGGAGGTAAATCATGAAAGAAAAAATCGCATTCATCTTGGCTTCGCTGGCCGGCAATCCCGAGCTTGCTTCCTTCGGTTCCGAAATCTCCATAGGGGAAAAACATGTTCCCTATGACGGCATTTCCTTCTTCCGGAAGGATTCCGCCGCCGGTGAGGCTGATCTTTATGGCCGCGTCGACTTCTTCTTCAATACTGACGACTCGAAAGGCCGGTGGATGCTTTTCGGCCTGGGTTCCGATGGTGAGACCCTGTTCGTCCTTGCCGACATCGATCCCGATATGGCACCCTTCATTGTCGTTCCGGTGATCTGTAAATTCCTGACGACCCGGAAGCTCCAAAAAAAGCACGTTCTTGCGCTGTTAGAGCAGGCCGTCCAATTCGCCGAAGGCAACCGGGATTGCTATCTCGACGGGGTTCCCCTTGAGGCATCCTGGCGCGAGGTTCGCGATGCGATCAGCAATCTTCCCGTCATGATTGCCTTGCTTTACCGGGCCGTTCGGAATGAAGACCTCGGGCCGGATTCTTCTCTTCGCAAAGATATCAACTTTCTGCTCTATGGTCTGCCAAGCCTGGCTCCCTCTCCTCGAGATTGATCGGAGGATAACTACTCGGCCCCTTCGGGGGCCGTCTTTCATGGAGGTTTATATGCTCGAAATTACCAGCAACGGCAGCAAGTGGATCGGCCAGGACCCCGATTCAATCGATCGCCTCGTGGAGGTTTTGGCTGTGGAGCCGCTGGATCCTCGGTTCCTGAACTACGGACGCTTCATCCTCCCGCTTGGCGGGGGAAAGGTTCGCTTCTTCGGCAACTTCTTCGCCCTGTCGCATGTCTTCAATATCACGACCGACGACCCTGCCTTGATCGGTCGTCTGACTGTCGCCATCTACGACAATATGGCGACTCCGGAGTTCGAGGCCCTGGTCGGTCTGACCGATCGGATGCGGGACCAGGTTCACGCCCTGTTCGCCTTCGTCCAGGAGGTGGCCGAAACCGAGACCGGCATCGGCGCCCGGGCCAAGGCGCTGCTGTCGAAGGTATCGAAGGGTGAGACGTTCCCGCTCCCCTCTTCGCCGGAGCATCTCTACTCGGCGGGTCGCCAGGTTGAGGAATGGTGGCTGCGCGAGGGGATGCATCTTTGCGGCGGCGCTCCGGCGGCGATCTTCAACCTGCGCGAGGCTCTGCTTGATTTCAAACGCGTCGTGGATGGCGAGGTGGTGGCATGAGTCGTCTGGTCATCCTCGAGAGCCCCTATGCCGGAACGTCCAAGGAGATCACGCGAAACATCTTCTACGCCCGGCTCTGCGTCCGCGATTCGTTGCTGCTCGGGGAGGCGCCGATTGCCTCCCATCTGCTTTACACGCAGCCGATGATCCTGGTCGATGCGGTGCCGGCCGAGCGGAAGCTGGGGATCTCCGCCGGTCTGGCATGGCGGAAGGTCGCCGAGGCGACGGTCGTCTATGTCGACCTCGGGATCTCTTCCGGGATGCAGCACGGCATCGACCTAGCCCTGACTGCCGGCAATCCTGTCGAATACCGGTCTATCGACTGGGTTCTCCCTTCTCTCCCCTTTCCCCCTGGAGGTGCTGCCCGTGTTTGATCCCATTGTCCTCCCCGAGATTCCCACCGACTTCCCCATCCCCCTGGCGGCCGACGATGTGCCCTACGAAACGGCCAGGCAGGCGTATTACGCCACCAGCTTTTCTCCCGACCGGCGCGGCAAGACCGAGCAGGCAGAGTATCTGCGCTTCATGATCGCCGTCGGCCAGGAGATGCAGAAGCTGGCCGGTCCTGATCGCCTCGAGGAGGTGGCGTCTGAATTGACCCGATTCAAGGATGGGTACCTGCGGCGTCTGTTGTCTTGGCTGAACGCCAAGTCCCGCTGCATGTCCTCGATGATCACCGGCCCGGCGAATTTCCCCGTGGCTCGCAACCAGAAGCGGCTGAACACCGAGCATCGCCTCTCCGTGGAGCTGATGGATTGGAGCAAAAAGGCGCAGGCGGCCATGCGTCGCAACCTGTCGCCGCCCGTGGTGATTGTTCCCGTTGCCGACCAGGTCGTCGCGCTGGAAAAACAGCGGGACCTGATGAAGGCTCTCAATGCCGAGTACCGGAAGGTGAAGGGGGATATCGATGCCATGATCCTGCCGTCGGAGAAGCTGCGGGAGACGATGAAGGTGACCCGGGAGTCCTACTGGCTCGGGAAGGATCGTTATAAGCCGTTCGAGGGCTTCGACCTGACCTCGATCAATGGCAAAATAAAGCGCCTGCAGGCGTCGGTGGTTGTCGAGGCGCGACGTGAATCGGCCCCTGTCCGGGAGGCTATGGTCGGCGATATCCGCATTGTCGATAACCCCGAGGCCGATCGCGTCCAGGCGTTCTTCGATGGCAAGCCGGATGCCGTGATGCGGGACCGGTTGAAAAAGAACGGTTTCCGATGGACCCCGTCGGTGGGATGCTGGCAGGCATATCGGTCGCCTCTCACCTTCAGCCGGTTGGATATCGTGTTCATGGAGAATGTTGTTTTCGTGACTCCTCCGGCCGAATAACCTTGAGCCGCCATCCTTCGGGGTGGCGGCTTTTTTCGTTTGCGCCTGCGCTGCTCCTGGGTTGGTGCCAGTTTAGGCCGGAATCTTTTCTTTATTGAGGGGGGAGGCTTCCTTCCCCCAATTCCTATTTGGAGGTATCCCATGAAAAACATCGTTTCCCGGAAAGACATTATCGGCGCCTACGAGGAAATCGATTCCCGCCTGGCTATCGTGAGCATCGATAAAGCCGACCCGACCAAGAGAACTTGTTTGCACTCCGGCCTCAATATTCTCGCTGCCTTTCGGGAGGTCCTTGAACTCAATGCGCGGGGCGTCCGGTTTATTGTTTGCATCGACGTTCCCGGAGATATCAGTTCCTGGGATCTCGAAGCCTTTCGCCCGTATGAGACTAAAATGGAATGGTGGGTGGGTCATTATTCTCACGGCGAGAAATTGCGGCAGCTCGGGTCCATCGTTAAACCGTAACTGATGGGGGAGGCTTCCTCCCCCCTTTTTCTCCCGGAGGTTTCCCATGACTGCAAAATTCCCGATTGTTCTTGCTGCTCCTATCGTCGGTCATTCGAAGGGGAAGGTTCTCGAGGCTCCCTATCGCGCTATCTTGAAGCAGGTCGACGGCCATCTCATCTTTGTCGTCGAGCAGGGGATCAAGGGCGAATTCTACCCGACCGGCGGCCAGTGGCGCCTGTCGACTCTCCTCGCAAATCCTGACCGCGATTCCATTTCTATCGACTTCGGCCAGGACTGGTCGGCGACGGGTCTTCGTGATGCCCTTGCCGAGGCTCTGACGCATATCTGATTTTCTTCCCCCGAAAGGAACCGCCATGACCAACCTCAATAAATCTCGCATCATCGTTCAGGCCCTTTATAATTCGCTCACCCTTCCTGGTGCCAGCAATGTCAATGTTATCAGGGTCGCCAGGGGCTCCGCCCAGCAGGTCAATTGGTCGTATGAGCTTGCCCTCAAGGTCCTCTTCGGGGGAGATCTCCGTGCCGCCGATTTTCCGTGGAATAATCAACCGGAGCGGGAAGCCCTCGCCCTTCATCTTCGTTCCAGGTATCCTATTGGCCCTGGGTATTCGATCTTTTGGGCGCTCATGAAAGAAGCCCATCTTACCGACGAGACCATCGATGCGATGTGGCAGGACGCGACCGAAAAACATATTTGCGCGATCACCGCCACCAAGTAAATTCAACCGCCTCGGGGGCTTGCTCCCGGGGCTTTCTTCAGGGGTGTCTCATGGCCATTGAATTTGTATCGTCCGAGTTTATCCTGTCCCATCGTCGGTCTCCTCGGGGGCACGGCCGGTGGGGGTTCGCCGAAGATCGAAATGCCGTGGACCAGTCCCGTATCTTTTGGGCCCAGGGGACGCTGACGGAGGCAAAGGCGAAGATCCGGGCCCAGTTGAAAGCGGATGGCGTGACGAGCGGCGTTCTGTATATCCTTCCGTAGTTGGTTTCATTCCCGGGGGCTTCGGCCCCCTTCATTCTTTCTCCCTGGAGGTATCTCATGTCTTCTGTAATCGTCAAATCGTTGTCCCGCAAAATTGAACTGTGTGGCGCTGGTGCTATCTTCGACTATGGGAATGGTTGTCCCAGTCTGCTTAGTGGCTCCGAGGTCATCACGGGTTTCGACCTGGCGGAGAAAATCGCGGCAGCCATCCGGCTCCGGGATAACCTCGATGCCTGCATTAAAAACATGGGCGCCATCCTGGATTTCGAACCGGACGATGTATTCCCGTTTTCCGTGGGTGATGCTGTTGTGCCCTTGGCTTCGGCTCCTGTCCGCCCTTGTGATGCATGGAAGGTTGTCGAGGTCAATCCGAGTGTTGGGGTAGTGCTGGTTGATCATGGGAATGGGGCGAAAAAATGGACCCCGACAACTTCTCTTCGCCCCTATTGATAAATCCAACGGCCGCAGCGGGAGCCTTCCTGCTGCGGCCGTGCCAGTTTGAGCTGGAATCTTTTCTTTGTTGAAGGGGATGGCTGCATCCCCCATTCTTTCTTCTTTGGAGGTGTCCCATGATCAAGAAAAAAATCGGCCCGGGTATGAGTCCTGTTCATTCGTTCGTTGCCGAGGACCTCGGTGTTGTTGATCGCGTCATCATCAATCAGCGCGGAGGCCTGGCGGGAAGTCGTCGTGTCGCCTATGGAACCTTTGCCAAAGAAAGGGATCCTATCTTTGGCTTCCCCGTTCTGGAGCAGAAGGTCAACCGCAATAAAACGACCGTGAATCCGGCCGATCTCAATCAGCATATCCCCGGGGAGTTCCGGTTGTGGAAGTTGACCATCCTGCACTCCAACCATAACTTCCCCGCCGAGCAGGGTCTGCGCATCCAGTACGTCGTAACCGATCCGAACGTGGAGCTGGTTCCCGATCTCACCGGAACGGATCGCATGTACTCCTTCGACCTGGTGGGCGGTAAGCTCGTAACCGACTGTTAATTCTTTCCCCTGGAGGGTTTATATCATGGCTGCAAATTACGCTTGGAAGTTGACCTACTGTCGTGACGAGGACGAGCAGAGACTTGTCGGCCTCGTCGGTCCCCGTAAGCCCGACGTGACCCTGATCGACGACCAGGTGTCCCCACAGCGGTTCCGCATGTATACCGATGATTGGAGTACCGACCTGGAGTGTGGCGAGGCGACGATGCACGTCTACGAGGGGGTCCTCTACGGGGACCCCGATGTCATCGATGGCTTCGAACCCCTGGACGACTTCGGCACTCCGAACTATGGCTGCGCGATCATCGCCATCTGGCAGGCGCAACCGCCCCAGTTCCTGGATTCGATCATGGAAGAATCCGACGGCGGATACTGGGTGATGCTGTAAACAACTCGGCCGCTGCAGAGGTTCTCCTTGCGGCGGCCGGTCTTCTCTCTGGAGGTTTTATGTCCGATCCGTCTGATCGTGAGAAAATAGTAGCAACCGAGTTCCGCAAACTCGAGGCGAAGATTGCCGGGTTCGATGTGGCAAAAGTGATGGCCGCCAAAAACTTCGAATCCGATCCGCTCCATTTTATCTCCCGCAACTGCTCGTCCATCATCCGTGTTGCCTACGAGGCTGGCCTGGCGGCCTATCTTCTTGAGGCCCCGTATCGGAACGCCGAGTTTCTCCTTATGGGGCTGTGGGACCTGCATCGACGCGAGCTTTCTGCTCAGTTGAGCTTCTGCGGCGGCTGTTCGTCAAGCGCCTTTTCTAATGCCGTCGATAGCGAGTTGGCGTCAGCGCGGGGGTGGAACCTGTCGCGGGGTTTCCTCTCGAAGGAATATATCGGCGAGCTGACCGCATCGCTGGGGCTGTCCCATGACAAATGATCGCATCCGACTTCTGACCTGCTGTTGCTGCGGCGCCTCCACCAGGGGGCGCCAGTGGTGGAACCGGGACACCGGCTTTGGCCTCTGTCCTCGCTGCATCACCTTCGTCGGGGACGCTGATGTCCCCATGGGAACCACCGTGAGCGCCTACGGCATTCGCGGCCATCACTTTGACCTTCCGGAGGCACCATGAAATTTCGTGACCGTCTTGTTGCTGCCCTCGTGCGGCTTCGCTCCCTGGGCTATCTGGCCGAGGGAAACTTCGAGTGTTGCTCCTCCTGCGCCGGGTCGGTCCTGACCGATCTGGCCTCCGAGATGATCGCTGCGGGGACCCCAATCGAGTCGATTCGCGGCGCGGTCTACTGGCATGGGGAGGCGAATGATTCCATCGACGGGGAGGACGTGCGACCTGGCGAGGGTTCCGTCTATCTGAATTTCGGGCAAATGGAGTCGAGGGTCTTCGGGACGATCGGCATCCCGGCCATCGAGGCTGGGCATGAGGTGGTCGCGGCGCTCGAGGCCGAGGGTGTTGTTGCTTCCTGGGATGGAGACCCTGACCATCGCGTTCTTGCTTCGGAGGTGCAGAATGTCGTTGGCGAATAGAAATATCTTCGATCCGGATTACGTGGCGCCGTCGCCTTTTGTGCTGGAAACGCGAGCACTGGGGGAGGAGTTGCACTGGCTTTTCGATCCCGAGGCTTTTCTGGAGGATGCCTTGGAGCGCGAGACCCTGGATGCGATCACCGGGAACTACCGGCATGACTGTGACAATATGTGTCACAATGCTTTGGGCTGGATGGTGCTCCGGTCGCAACAGATGGGCGCCATTTACGGCTTCGATCCGGCCAAGTTCTGGTGGGTTTATGGGTCCTATCAATGGCAGACCTTCTTCGGGAGCATGTTCCAGGAACACTCCTGGTGTGTCTTTGAAATGGACGGGCAGGAATATGTCCTTGACCTGACCCTGGCTCAGTTCGAGCCTTCGGCGGACCCTCTGTTTGTCGGTGTCGTGAATGATCGGTATTCCGAGAGCTGCAGGGTTTGTTTCACCGACCAGAATGGCATCATGGATTTGGTTCTGGCGGTCGGGTAAGAGTTCAATATTCGATTCATAACGCCCGGGCGGTTTTCCGCCCGGGCTTTCCCTTGTTCGAAAGGATCTCCCATGTTGAATGAATTTTTCGGTTCCGTGAAATTGCCTGGCCTTACGTTCTTCGAGCCTACTGTCGATGGCCTCATTATTCTAGCCCAACTGCTGAAGAATAAGGCCGTGATGGAAGTTGGGGCTGGCACAGGTCTTCTGGCAAGCAAGCTGCAAAAGAGTGTTCCCCGGTACGTTCCAGTAGACCTGTTGCCCCGGGAGGGCACCTTTACTGAAGTCTACGTGCTGGATGCCACTCGTTTGAGCTATCTCAACATCGACATCGTTGTGATGGCAAGGCCCTGCCATGGCGACTGGGTGCATGACACCATTATGAAGGCGTTGAGTGATGGCTGCACCGTTTTTTACCTCGGGCTCCCAAGAAACGAGGATCAGGATTTGCAGTCACTGGTTGACGCTGGCAAACCATTTCACATGGCGGGGGTTATTCCGTTGGGAAAGGAAGGAGAGTTGCTTTATGTCTTCAAGCCCTGATGAAAAATATGAATCCGCAGGCTCCATGTACGGTGGGAATATAGCTAACTTCCCCGGGTGGGAAGAACGCTTGCGTTCCAAGCTGTTGCCTGAATCTAGGCTCCGGGTGGACGTATTCGTCAGCAGTTACTCCGCTGTGGGTGGAATGCACTTCTACCCCCATTTCAGGGTAGATGCAGACCCCTTCTGGAGCCCGGAAGACCATGCGTGGAGGGAATGCTGGGATTACCCTGCAAAGTATAAATCGCAGAGCCCCTCCACGTATGATCTTGTGGACGAAGTTCCTCTTCCCAAGGGAGGACTAGACGAGGACGGCAGATTTGTGTCCCTCACCGCCGCGCAAAATTGGGTGGAGCAAGTCATCGAGAAGTGTTTTCCTTCTGATAGGTATGAGGTGCACTGCGAATTCAAACGTCAGCGCACGTCACTGAAAGACCGGCAGCGGCTCGTTCAAGGTGATTAATTGAAGTTTTTTCCTTATTCGAAAGGATCTCCCATGCAAAACGATTGCCCTGAGGACCGGTTCCTGCGCGATGTTTCTGACCACGTCATGACCGTTCTCCGTGATGATGGCGTCTATCGTCATCTCCGTTTCCGTAAGCCCGATTCCTCCGATATGTACTTCGACCTGATCACCTGGCCCGGGTACCTCTGTTATACGGGCGACATGGGAACCTACGTCTTTTCTCGCCTGACCGATATGTTCCAGTTCTTCAGGACGCCCGAGAGTTGCCGTCGTTCCGCTGGCAATTCTCTTTATGTCAATCTCGGATATTGGGCTGAAAAGCTGGAGGCATCGGAACCTGGTGGCGTCCTCAAATTCAGCCAGAGTCGATTTCACGCCTGTGTTCTTGAATACATGGATGAGGCCGAGGTTTCGGACGACATTCGGGAGCGGGTCATGGACGAGATCCTTTCGTTCGAAGACGAAAGCGAAGATCTGGCCCGTCAGCGGGTGCGTGAATTCAATGACGAGCGGCTTTTTCCCGACTTTTGGGAAAATGATTTTCGGGAGTATGTTTTTCGTTTCAAGTGGTGCTGCTATGCCCTCTCCTGGGCGATCAATGTCTATGATGCCCAGGGCCCCTCTCCTCTTCCGTTGAAGGAACCTGACCCATGCTCTGTCCATCCTGTTCTGCTGTCGTGAAAAAGGAGGGGAACTTCTGCAGCCATTGCGGCTGCCAGGTCCCCATCGTCGTCGGGGAGAAGTTCCCCTTCGGCATTCGCTTCCCGGCCATGGCCCTGACTCCCGAGTTCGCTGCTGCTGTCAGCCAGGCGAAACGGGCCCCTCGGTACACCCTGCAGTTCGCCGGAACCGTGCGCTACCATGTCGCGCTCTTCGACCGGCCTCATGTCCCCGACCTGGCCGAGCTTTATCGGATGGTCTATCAGTCGATCCCCGGCCGGCAGCCGCTGGTTGAGCATACCACCGATGGGGAGTCGTTCTTTTCGAGCCCTTCGTTCTGGTCCTGCTTCGCCCGGCAGCTCACCGACGGCGCCGTGGAGTTTCCCCTGGTGGCGCATGCCGGCTGCCGTTGTCATTCGATCTTCGGCTGCATCGCGGCCCAGGGGCGCCAGCACGAGATGTATCACCGCGAGGGATGGGAGGTCTTCTATAACCGGCGGCACGGCTTGTTCCCCGGGGGCGATAGTGGCGCCTTCGAAGACCGGCAGGATCGCGGCGGCCTCGTCTCTCTCTCCTTTGGGGATATTGACACCACGGTCTTTTCCATGGACCGGGCGAAGGTGAAGGCCGAGGCCATGAACATGATCCGCCGAGCGGGGGGGCATCGGTGCCCTTTGTTCTCACCTTCGGTCTTCGAGAAGGCCGTTCGCAATCTGCCGCAGATCGTCGATGTCGAGGTGATGCCGGACTGGGGGTTCTTGAACTGTACGATTCATGGGCCTGCGGTCTATCTGAAATGCTACAAGAATGAGGCGGAGATTACCGTCTCGGGAGGTCATCATGGTTAAGTTTCTTCGCGGTTTTTCTCGTATCCTTGCATCTCTTCTGTTTCTGTTTCTGGCGCTGCTCATCTGGATCCTGCTTCTCCTGATTCCAGGTGAGAGTTCCGGCGCGGTTCTCGGCGAACGGACCTTCGCCGGCGAGGACGGTCCCCGGGTGTCGCGTGTCGAGGTCGGCGAAGCCTATTCCGTTGAAGTGGTCGGTGTCTTTGCCTGTGCGGCCAATCCGGCCGGCGAGGGGGACCAGGCATTCATTCAGTATTATTGTTCCAACGGCTGGTCGTTTATCACCAGCGTTTTCCATGGCGCCGTGGTCTTCCAGGAGCCGGGGTCTCGCGCCGAGTTCGTTCCAGAGGATTCGATCTTTGCCTGGTGGCATCGCACCGTGATGAAGCGGTGGAACGGGGTTCGCTAGGTTGTTCATCTTAATTTGAAGGGAAAAATCATGAATATTCTGGATCGCATCATTCAACTTCTGGAGAACGCCGAAAAATCGGCCCTCATGGAGACCGCCAGCTTCGGCTTCCCCAATGATCGCATCGAGGTTAAATCGGTCCACCTCGGCGGCCGCGACGACACCGGGCGCGTCGGTGACGTGCTGCATCCCACCGCCTACGTGCGGCAGATCACTCGGCTGCATCATCAGTCATGGATTGTCTCCCCGATCCGGGAGGCACGGAAGCTCCTGCAGACCCACATGGAACTGATTCGGGCGACGGAGGAATTGCGGGAGAGGTTGGATTCCGGAGAGCTGCAGGAGATCCTGTCTTTGGCCGAGCGGCTGACGGACCTTGTTCGGGCCGGTCGATCTGTGGGGTAGGCGCCAGTTTGCGGGGGAATCTTTTCTTTATTGAAGGGGGAGGCTTCCTCCCCCGCGCTTGTTCCTATTGCCTTGGAGGTAGACCATGAAAGCCTGCGAACTGAAAATCGAAACACCGAGAGGGTCGTTCAAGATTCATACGATTTACGAAAGCCAAGAGGCGGCAGCGGCGGACGGCTGGGGACTCTGGTTCCAGCATGGCCGCTATCTGATTCTCGGTCGGGACAACCGGGTTGGCGCGGTTGTCGACCTGGAGGCATCCCATGACGATTGAAATCATCTGCTACGATTGCGGGTTCCTGTATCAGATCAAAATTGATGCGCCATTGAAGCCGGTGGGTATCCGCGAAAAGGACCACGGCAAATACACTCGGTCCTGCCCGTCTTGCGGCGCAAAAAACATTCTCAAGATCTCGCTTGTTTGATTCTTTCCCCCCCCTTTACCCGGAGGTGCCAGATGCCGCGTTTCACGGTAAGGCTCCATGAGTGTTCCAGTTCCGATTCGGCCGTTGATAAAACTGTCCGGGTTTTGCTTCGCGACTCCAATCCGGGGGGCCTCCCGGTCACGGCACGGGACGCGGTTCCTGTTGCCATTCGAAAGATGTTCGGCAGGGAGTGTTTCTGGCTTCCTGATTCCGGCCTCGGTTTTTTCTACGGTCAGGTTTTCCGCCCGGTTTCCGCCCGGTCCGGCGGCGGGAACAGTTCGGTCACCATGCGGTCTCGCATTGACATTACGGAAGGGTGGTGACCCATGAAGTATTTCGGTGTTTCGTTCACTGATCAGGTCGGGTATCTGCTGGATCCGGCCTTCTTTGCCATGGCTCGGAGCTACTGGGGTCCTCGCCCCCTTCCTTCCGGTGCCGAGATCATCGGCGGGTATCGTGACGGTCACCGGGCGGGTGCCTTGATCCGCCTGGTCAACGGGGTTTGGGTCTGCGGCAATGCCGGTGCGATCACCACGATCGAACAGCCGAAGCCTGTTCAGCTTTTCTGCGCATACACCCATTGCCGGCAACCGTTCATTGTTAATTTTGGCAATCCGGAGACGCGCTGTCCGACGTGCGTCTCTCACGATGGCCGATCCACGAAGGAAAAATAAAAAAAGGCCCGGGGCATTTCGCCTCGGGCCTTTTTGCGTCTGCGTTCTGCATTGCAATGTTAGAGCAGGATCCGCTTCATGATGGTGCCTCCTTTCTCTTGACCTGGTGCCATCCGGTCTTTTTGTCGTGCTCCCATGTTCCGGCGACCTGCATCACGCGGATGTTTTTCCAACCGTTTGATTCGTGTGCCGCATATCTGTGATTGCCGTCAATGATGGTTCCTTTTTCGTCGACGACGATCGGCATAAAGTCGCCAATGTAATCGATGTCGGATTCCTTCATTCTCCCGGCATTCCACTCCCGATGGATCCTGGCGGTTTCTGCCGAACTTTCGTTGTGGCGATCTTCTCCCTCTTGTGTCGGGGTGAGGTCGGCAATCGCCATGGTCTTGAGTTTGATCTTGATGCTGGGGTCGCCGGTAATGTTGCGCCTGCGCTGCCTTTCTATCTGCTCCCGGGTGGGATCATAGTTGAGGTCCGGTTTCGGTCCCGAGAAGACTGGTGATGTTTCCTTTGACGGAGCTTGCTCGGCCAACCTCTTTTCGTATCCCTGGCGGAAGTCCTCGCGAGCCGAGGTGGGGACGGCGCCCTTCTTGCGAAGGTGTTTGCGATAGGCTTCCTGCTCGGTGGCGCTGCCTTTGCTTTTGCCGTGGTGCTTGGCCCGTTCGTATCCGGCATGGAAGTGTTCGCTGCGATTGTCCTCGTGTTCCTTCACGATCGTTCCGTCGCGGCGGGTGTACTGCCTGATATGGCTTTTCTTGATCAGGTACGTTCCGATCGGTATTTTCGAGGGAGCGGCCTTGAGGACTTCGTCTTTTTCCGATTGTGGTAGATCAAACACCCTGGCGGTAAGGTGGGTCTTGCCGGCGAGCATGGCTCCGACCGCTCGATGATTCCCGTCCTTAAGGACCAGCGTTCCATCGGACAAACGAAATACCACGGGATGGTTTTCGGCAGATTTCTCTTCGTCGAAATCTTTTGCTCGCTGTCGCACCTTATTTTCGCTGAGAGTTGTTTGAAGCGAGTGTAGGTCCTTGATGCGAACCGTCTCTATCCCGGCGAGCACTTTTCCTTTGGGCCCGAATAGGTCTATCAGGGCCATGCGATTTTCTATTTCGGCGTCGAGGGATGCTTGCCGAGAGGAGTGATCGAGGTGTCCTCCGAAAACCTTCAAGGGGCTCTTTATTGCGTGGTCTCCGTTCTCCAGTTCCCAGAGTCTTTTCCCTTTGCGGCTGTCATCATGCTCCTGGACCCGGGTACCGTCGGCCCGGGTGTAGCTGCGGATGTGCGCCTTGGCCAGTTCCGGTCGCCCGGCTGGTCCCTGCCGTTTCTGCTCCGCCCAGGGTTCGAACCCGGTGTAGGGGTAGGGCCCGAGGCAGCTGCACCAGGGGTGGATCTGGCCGGTGACCGGCTTGAGGGTTTCGGCGCCGTCCCCTCTCCCCCCCGGGACGACCTTCCCCCCCTTGACCGGGTGCGGCTTGCGACCGACGTTGTTCCCCCATGTTGCCATCTGATCGACCGGGAAGAGGCGCGGGGTGCCGTCTTCGTCGAGGTAGAGGTGCTTGCATTGAGGGCAGGCCGTCGGCAGCGGCATTTTGTAGACCATCTTCTTCGGCCCCAACTCCTCCATGATCTGCATCGCCTGGCCCTGGCTCTTGACGTCGTGGAGTTCGTAGAAGGCGACCCGGTCCCAGTCCCGGCTCTTGTCGTCCATGGCATGGTGGAGTTCCGACTTGAACCCCTGCCAGGTATCGACGATCTTCTTCGGGATCGGCATGCCGAGGTCCCGCTTGGCCTGCTCGTCGAGAACCCGGGCGGTCAGGCGCTGGCCATGATAGTCGATCGCCATCTGCTGCACCATCTGGCGGTTGAACCGGGCGAAGATGCCGCCGGCGTCCTTGGCCAGGTCGTCTCCGAGCGCGGTGATGTAGTTGGCGGTCTGCTGCTCGGCAATGGCAATCGCGTGAAGGTCGGGCGCCTTGAGGGGCATGCCGAGGGCGAGCTGCAGCACCTCCTCGTAGGACCGGCCGACTTCGAGGGCCTGGTGAAGCCGGCCGAAGACGAAGGCGTTTCGGATCAGGCGCTGCTCCGGCGCTACCGTGGCTGCAAAGTCAGCCGGGAGAATGTCGCGGCTGATCAGGCCTTCCTGCTGCCAGCGGAGAAGGATCTCGGGAGCCGGTTCGAAGTCGTCCTGCATCTGGGCGGCGATCAGTTCGAAGCGGTCGCGGATCGCCTGCTGTATCCGGCGCACCTGGTCCTTGGTCAGCGGCTTGGAGGGGGCGGTAGCCTTCTCCATCGCCTGGGTTGCGGTGATCCGGCTGATCCCCCGACGGATATCCAGCACGGCCTTGCGGTATTCGTCGCGGAAGAGCTGAAAGAGCGGCACCATGGCCTTGTCCTTCGGTTCCTTCGGCGACTCGCAACTGCATGCGGCCTTGGTCAGTGCCTTGACGAGTTCCTCCCCGATGCCGGCGGACTCAACCAGGCCGCTAAGAGCCTTGGTGAGTTCGTCATCGGTGAGGTTGTGTCGGAGGGATAGCTTCATCGTTGATCCTTTTGCCATTGATCGCGGCATGATGCGTCGCACCAGCGACGGCCGGTGGCGACGGGTTCCTCGCAGGCGAGGCAGACCCCTGTTTCCTGGGGGCCCTCGGGGCGCCTCTGTTGCAGGGCGAGGTCGCGGTGGATTTCAGCGACCTCATTGGCCATGTCGATTTGATCCTTGCCGTCGGCCATGGGTTATTTCTTTTTGGGGACGGTGCGAGAGAATCCGCCTCGGGTCTTGACCGTTTGGGTATCGCTGTCGGTTTTTCTCTTTTCCCCTGCGGCCGATTCATCTTTGCCGGCCTTGCCGGCATGAAACTTCGCCATTTTCTCATGCTCGGCGCGGCCCTCGCTGTCATAGTTGAGCTTGGCGGCTTCGCTGTGGGCCTGGGAGGCCGCGATGTGCTCCTCAGCCGTCTTGGCGTGTTCCCCGAGGGTCCTGGCCTTGGCGGTCGCCTTGATGGTGACACCGGCGATCTCCTGGACCTTCTTGCCGTGCTCCGTGGCGGCGGCGTTGTGCTTCTGCGCCTGTTTTTCGTGTTCGGCCATGGCGGCCGTGTCTCCGTACTTGGCGTTGGCGGCCTTCTCGTGAGCGTCCCTGGCGCGTTGGTGCTGCTCCATCGCCAGGAGGTGCGTCGAGGCCCCAACGTCGAGGTTTGCGGCGGTGTGCTCGACCTGATGCTTGTTGGCCACCTTGGAGAGGGTCTCTGCCGTCTTCGATGCTTCCTTGGCGGCTTCGACCTCGTGTCCCTTGATGAACGTCCGGGTGGCGTGGGCGCTGCCGAGGTGACCCGAGGCTTTGTAGTAGTGGTTGCTGGCTTCTTCGTCCCCGGCGCCCCGTCCGCTGTGAAACGCCTGGATGTGTTTCATGGCGGCTTCAGTGTGCAGCTTGGCGGCGCGGTTCATGTCATCGGGGCTGTCGAAGTCTGCCTTGCTGTGATGCTGATTGGCGGCCTGGCTGGCGGCTGCAGCCTTGCGGCCGTCTTCGTGTTCTTTGACCTGGACGACGGCACCGGAGGCGGTCTTGCGCTGGGAGGCTTTGACGTGGGCCTTGAGAAGGGTTTCGGAACGGGTGATGGCGCTGTCGAGTTGAGATTTTTCCGTTTTGTTCCATGGGGTGTTTTGATCGTCTTTCACACCGGAGTGAATTTCAAGGGACACCCTCTTTTGTTTCGACCCCTTTTTGCCGATCCAATTTCTCGTCAGGATGCTCGCCTGTGCTCCATTGGGGTGCTTGTAATGCAGGTCCCCTTCTTTGCTGTCGATTTCCGTCACATCTTTTCTGGGCTTGAACCCGTTGGACTCCATGTGCTCCCTGAAGGCCGCGACGTGTTTTTCTTCATCGCCGGGACTGTGAGGCGCTAGTGCCGTGGAGACTCCGGACCCGTCGTCATGCTGCCCCATTCCGCCGACCGAATGCGCTGCATTCTCAGCCAGAAGTTTCCGGCCGTGACGATGTGACGGACTGCGGCTGTCGTCGTGTTCTTTCACCTGGACGACGGCGCCGGAAGCGGTCTTGCGCTGCGAAGCCTTGACGTGGGCTTTGATCAGAGTTTCGGAACGGCTGATCGCGTCTCCGAGGCTATCCGCCATGGATTTCTTGGCGGGTTTGTAGTATTTCGCCATGATGCGGCGGCTGATTTCTGCTTTTTCTTCCTTGGTGGCGGCCTGGCCGATGCCCTCGACCCAGTCGCCAACCTCCATCCTGTCGGTACCCTTCATTTTGTCGCCGAACTTCTCGACGTAGGCTTCGACGTTCTTGCTGTGTTTCGCCTCGAAATCTCGAACCGACCTCTTCTTATCGATTGCTTCGATGCCAAGCCCCTCCCAGTGATCGGGATGGATGTGCTGGATGATCTTTTCTTTGGTGTAGTTGTCGTAGGCATCAGCGAGGGTTGCCTTGAGGCCGGCGTGGTCTTTGTTCTTCATGTCCTTGGCGGCTTCGCGCATTCCTGCTGCGACGTGCCAGGCTTCGCTGTTGTCTTCGTATTCCCGGTGTTCCCCTTTTGCCGCTTCGGCGAGGTCACCAGCGTAAGCGTGGTACGGGTGCGGATGGCCGGAGGCTTTTGTTTTCTTGCTGCGGCTATCGTCATGCTCTTTGACCTGAATGACGGCGCCGGATGCCGTCTTGCGGGTATGCTGCTTGACGTGGCTCTTGAGCATCGTCTCGGACGTCGCAATGGCCTTGGCAAGATCGTCGGTCGTCATTTTTCGTCTCCAAAGGTTATTTCAAGGAATCGTTCGGTGCGTTCGGTTCGAGCTTTGGCGATATCGGCTCCAGGGGGTTTCCCCTGGTAGTAATTGTCGGCCTCCTCATCGTTCGGAGGTGCGTCATCCTGGCCGTCATCATCCTGGCCGTCATCATCCTGGCCGTCATCATCCTGGCCGCCCGGATCCTCTTCGCCTTGGTCAGCCATCTGGAAGGTGTTGATGTAGTTGGCGATGGGAACGTCGGAAGGGTAGTTCCAGGGGTTGGTGTCGTACAGCTTCTTGTCGGCCTCGGAGAGGTTTTTGATCTGCTCCGGCTCGACCCAGAAGCCGATCGGCGACCGGCCCTCCTCGAGGCGGCATTCGTTCTTCGTCAACCATTTCGATCCACGGGTCGAGCGGATATCGACGGCGGCTTTTTTGTCTTCCTTCTCCATGCCGACGATGATGACCTTGAGGTCGCTGTAACGCGGCTTGACGACGGCGTCGGTGAGCCATTCGCACATATCGTCGAGCATGGGGATCAGGCCCTGCTCCTTCGATAGCTCGATTTCTTCGGCCTGGCTGCTGCCGAAGAGCGACCCACTTCCTCCCCCGGAGTCGATGGCGAGGTTGAGCTGGCTCGGGTGGGAGCCGTAGGCCGCGCTCTTGAACATGAGGAGGAGTCGGATGAATTGGTCGAAGAGCATGTCCTTCGGCGTGTCCCGGAGTTTGTGCGCTTCGATCTTGAAGTCGTCTTTTCCGGAGGAGGGGATGATCGGGAGGCGCCAATAGTTTCCGGAGCCGTGGGTCTCGCCGAGCATCTGCTGCTTGAAGGCCTGCAGGCCTTCCTTGTCGAAGTCGCCGGAGATTGAAAGGATCGACTCGGGATAGTTGGTGTTGAACATCTCCTTGTTGAAGTTCCAGGCATGCATGAGCACGGCGGTGACTTCGAGGGAGAGTTCGAGGCGGCTGGTCCCGTAACCGAACTGGTTGATTTCGTCGGAGGGGTTGGAGATATGGATGCTGATTTCGTCGGCTTTGAAGGATTCAACGAGCATCCCGTCGATCACCTGGACGTAGGCCGATTCCGTGATGTCGATTCCCGAGTGTTCGCTCATCTTCATGGCGGTGTAGCTGGTGACCCGCTTGTTGACCTCGTTTTTGGCGGCCCAGTCGCGCATGGCCTCGTCAGCGTTGAGGATCGTCTCCCCTGGTAGCCAGTGGAAGGCGGCGTATCCCTGGCCGTCGGCGCGGCGAATGCGGCGAATGACCTTGCGGTCAATGACCAGTTCGGCCTTGGCCAACACCGAGGCGAGGTCCTTCATGCGGGTGTGCGGCCGGACCCGGTGGGGGTAGTACTGCGTGAATCTCTCCGGCGACGGGTCGATCAGCAGGTCTTCCATCTCCCGGCAGCGGGTGTCGTCCCCCTTGGTGACCTTGTAGCTGTCGTCCTCGTGCCGCTCATGGACGACCCGAAACCCGATCTTGTCGTCGGTAAAAGTCCGCTGCCAGATACGCTTCATCTGGTCGATCCTGGTTCGGATCAGGATCGCGTCGACGAAGGAGTGTTTGGCTGCAGCATAGAGGGTCCGGAAGTTCGGGGTGCCCTGGGGCTTTTCCCGGGCGCCGTACTGACCCATGTTGTGCGCAAGATTTCGAGAAAAGAGCGATCCCCTCTTCTCCTCCTCGCTGGTCAGTATTTTGCGGACCTCTTTTTGAGCCTCTGCCTTGACGAGGGCCTCGTAGGATTGCTCCGTGACGAGCAGTCCGCCGGGGGTCTCTTTCATGTGGTCGCCGAGCGACTTGAACGCGTCTTTTCTCATGCCGTCAATTATCCTGATTCCTGTTGCCCTTGGCAAACTTTTTGCGCGGCCGACTTGGTGGGGGTGGCAGGGGGGTAATGATGGCGGCGGCGGTAGCGGGGCCGGTGGCCGTCACGATGCTGCCCGGGAAGACGTCTTTGAACTGGGTGATGTGGTGGAGGGCTTGGTCGCAGGCTTCCCCGAGAAGGGCGATTTCGTGATGGTAGAAAATCGGGTCCCGGATGCCTTCGCGGTAGAGGTCTCTTGCTGCTTCTACGCTTTCGGCGACCCAAATGATCCGGCCGAGCTTCTTGCTGTCGATGGCGACGGGCATCAGAACGTGCTTTCTTCCAGGTCGGCATCGGGCCAGGTTCCGGTACGATTGAGATAGCGCATGGCGACGACCATCTTGCTGTCGTTGCACTGGACCTGGACGGCCGGTGGCTTTGTCACCCTGGGGCATCCTGTCCCGCAGCGAGCGGTGGCATTCGGCCGGCACTTGCTCTCAGGACAGAATTCCCAGGCCATGGTTATGCCTCCCCTAAATCGACGATGGCGAGCTTGTCACGCAGCTTGCGAGCGCAGGGAAGGCAGATGTGTGTTCCGTCTGTTGCTGCAGCCGGCGAAATATCGAAGTTCTTGCCGTGCGTGAACCGGACACCGACGGCGTTATCCGTGGTAGTGGCCTCGAGGCAGATATTGCAGGAGTAGACCTTCTTCATGCTCATCCTCTTGTCTCCTGGTTTTCCGCTTGCGGCTTCCGGGTGATATCGAATCTGGCGAAAAGATATTCGGCCTGGCGGCGAAGGTTGTGGGCATCGGCCACACTGATTCTGAACCAGTTTTTCGCTTCGTCACCGTCCCAACTCAAGAGGGCCCTTGCCAGCTCGTCGACGGAGACTCCCTGGGGTGTCTCGTTGATGTCTCGCATCATCTCTTTGAGTTTGGCGATGTCCTCTTTGGGTATTGCCCCTATTCTCAAAGAGTCGGCTTGGAGCAAAAGGTGTTGATTCATCTGCAAAACGCATCGGTTCTGATCCAGGATTTCCTGGGCGAGAGTCTTTGTCACCGCTGTTAAAACCATGCCGGGCCCTTCTGTGGAGTTTTTTTCTTTCATCGAACCACCTTCCCTTCCTCGTCGTAGCAGTCCCGCAGCATCTTGAGCGTCATGGCGGAGGCCTGGAGGTTTTCCTTGCGGGTGTCGGCATCGCTGGGGTTGCGCCGTCTCAACTCCCGGTGCAGTTCGACGACCTCGCATTCGAGGGTGCCGAAGCCTTCGTCGATGCCGTCCATGGGGGGATGCTTGGCGTCGGCGTGAACCAGCGCCTCGAGGACGTCGGTCAGGATGTCCTCGAGGCGGCTCAGGTCCTTGGGTGCGATCCCGGCGCGGAATGAGATCTGGACGACGGTGCTGGCGACTGATTTACCCATGGCGCAGCCTCCATCCTTCAAAGGTCATCCAGGCGAAGAGACGGCGCCACCAGGGGCGGTTGAGCCGGGCCAGTTCCTGCTGCGCGGCGATCTGCTGCGCCCGTTCCCGCAGTTTTACGTAGTTCTTGATGGCGCAGCCGCAGGCGAACGGTTTTTTGACCGGGACACCGGAGGCGATGCTGGTAGTGCTACCGAGAACCCCCTTGCCGAGACATTTGCGGCAGCCGGGGTTGGCGAGATCTTGCCAGGTCAGTTTCTTAGTCTCTTTTGCCATGATTGCCTCCTGATAGCGGTTTAATTCATCGACATTTTAAGGGTGAGACCGTGCCGGATGCCTTCGTTGTACCAGAAAGCCGCTTCGGCGGAGACGACTCCCTGGCAGACGGCGCAGCGGAACTTCTTGTCAGCCTGGCGCTCCGGTGTCGCGTCGACGAACTGGTGCGCTCCGCAGAGCTGCAGCCGGCGGAAATTGTCTTTGTGCCGTTCCAGTGCGAGGTCGAATTCCTCCTCGGTCATCCCGGCCGCTTCGGCTGCGGCTTTGAGCTTGCCTTCTGCGCTCATGCTTTTTTCCCTTTCTTCGGTGGTGGGTCGACGAACCATTCGGCGTCGCAGGGTATGCATCGGTAGAGTTTGGCATCCCCTTTGCCGCAGGGGTCCATGGCTGCTCCGTTTTTCACCTTCTTTGCCGTCTCTCCGCAGAGGAAGCATTTCATTTTGTAACTCCCTTGATGGTCGGTCTGTCGTCGAACACCAGGCGCCGCATGTCTTCCAGGTGGCGCTCTGTAGCCTTGAGAGACCCGGCGCTTCCGGTACCCTCCGAGGGGCGGAGTCCACATTCCCAGAGCTGGTCCATGACGTGCTGCGCCTGCGTCTTATCGATATTAAATGCCGGAGTGATGGCTGCACCTTCGCGCAATGCCTCCATGACGATTGGGGCTGCGCAGGCTCTGCTTTCGTAGTCGACGATCGCAACCTGGAGAGCGTATCCCCATGGCCCCCTTTGGATCAGAACCCGGTTTCCTCTCAAGACGTTCATGCTGTACACTCCTTCCATCCTTGTTTTTCGGCCACCGCATGTGGCGTTTCTTCCGCTTTCACTTTGACCGCTATACCGCATCCGGCGCACTGGAAGACCGGCCCGGTGCCGACCTGGACCCATTCGTGGTCGCCCTTTTTTTCCTTGGCCTTGGCGGCGGCGCCGTAGTCGCCAAAGGCTTTGGTCGTCGGATCGGGGTTGACCCGGGAGAGCGCCAACTCGCAATAGAGGTCGGCGTGGAGGCAGTGGGGGTCAAGACCGATATTCTCGAAGATCATCTTGTACTTCCCCTGGGCTTCGTCGACGACGACCTTGCGCCGGGCGACCTTCTGCAGGTGAACCCAGAAAACCTCTTCGCAGAGTTTGACGACCTTCGGCTTCTTGAGGCTATCCTGGATCGTCGCCTCCAGGGTGCGCTCGTCCGGCTGCTCTTTGAGGCGGTGGACGTACTTCATGAGGTTCCATTCGATCCCCTGGTACCGGCTGATGCGAACGGTGTATTTGTTGCGGATCTCGTCCGAGGACTTCCGCTCGCTGTCGGTGAGCCTCGGGCGGTCGCCCCATTCGCAGATATCCCCGTCGCCTTTCGACTCGTAGCTGTAGTCGGCCAGCCAGACCCTTCCCGGCCAGGCCTTGGCGAAGCGCCGCGCCTCGTTGATGTTCGGCAGGGCATCGACGACGCAGATGCTGACGTCGTATTGCCCCATGAGTTCGTGGCAGCGCTCCCATGGATCGTCGGAATAGGCAAATTCGATATGGACCAGGCGCGACTTGTAGTTGCTCGAGAGGGTCTTGGTCCCCCAGGTGCGGATGGTGATGACGTTGAAGCCGCCCATCTGGTCGACGCCCATGGCGCAGTTGACGCCCTTGGTGAGCCATTTGAGTTCCGGGTTGACCGTGGCCTTGAGAATCTCGGTGCTGACGATGCGCGACTCCGGAGCCAGGTAGGCGATGCCGAGCTTCGAGTTGTAAAACTCCTGCAGGTCGCTGGCCGTCTCGAAGGCGGTCAGGATCTTCTCTGGGGTTTGCCGGCAGGAGAGGGTTTGCGGAATGTGGTACCCGACAACCTTGCTCTCTGGTGCATGGGTGAGCCAGATGCCGTTCCTCGGGGTGTCGATGATCGTGTTGCAGGACGGGCAGATATAGACGATTTTCCCGGCGGAGGTGCCGATGCAGTCGGGGAAGACGTCGGCCAGCACGACCCCGTCGCTGCAGCCGCAAAAGCTGTGGAACTTCCGTTGGTCGGAGGCCTTGAAGTATTTGTCGATATTGGCGTCGGGATATCCGGCCGTCGAGTATTTAAAATTGATCGGGTAGGAGCTGTGACTGATGCGCTCCTCGGCTCGCTCGATATCCCCTTCGAACATCTTGCGGACCTCGTCGAAAACGACTCCGAGCATCGGGATCGACTCTGTCGACGTGGCGCCCTGCATGTAGCTGAAGAAGATTTGCGACGGGCCGATGGAGCGCACTCGCTTCTGGTCGGTCTTGCGCTTGTCGCCGTCGTCGGCTCCCGGGTTTTCCCCCCAGAGCGGCCGGATCTCGGGGATGGAGCGCACCGTCGGCTTGAACCGGACGTCGGAGAAGATCATGGCCATCGCCTGGTCCGGGAGGAAATAGCCGAAATACTTACCCCAGAACCGCAGCGCCAGCCAGACCAGGCAGAGAAATCCGAAGATCGTCTTGCCGACCTGCGCTCCGCACATCAGCACCATGGAAAACCCTTCGAGGTTGTGATCCCCGGTGACCCGCATCGCCTTGTAGGGCTCGATCAGGTATTCGTGGCCGACCCAGGTGAAGGGCTCGTTGTCGACCTTGAGTGTCGGCCGGATGCTCTCGATGAAGTCGAAGAGGTTGTCCGGCACGTTGCAGGCGATTGCCGGACGCTGAACCTTTCGCTCCCGAATGCCCCTCTTGCGCAGTTCGAGTTCCGCCATGGCCGCCCGGATGGCGACCGGGTCAGTCTGGAGCGTCCTGATTATTTCTGGCGGCAGCGACAATGGCTTCCAGCTCCTCGGTGCTCAGTTCTTCCATCTTGACGTCGCCGATCGTGATGTGTTCCTTGCGGCCCCATCGCTTCGAATTGCGTCGTTCGAGGCGCCAGGCTGCAGCTCTCCAGTCGCCGGATCGGGCCGCAGTTCCGACGTGGGTGACGTCGATGGCCTCGGCTTTTGCGACAGCTTCATATACTGCGTCCGAAAAGTCCTTGTATTTACCCGACTTCTGGGCCGCGCCGTACTTGAGCCAATCGTAGAGCGTGGACTTGGCAACCCCGGCGGCGGCAGCGGCCGTCTCGATGTAATTCCCCGCCAAGATCATGGTGATCACGTTCTTTGCCTTGTCAGGATCGAAGGTCGTCGGCCTCCCCATCTTCTTCCTGGGTTTTGCTGGCTCGGTCATGCCATGGTCCTTTCTTATCTGCGCTCCGATTGCCAGAGTTCGCGCTCGATGTTGTTGATGCGCTTGCGCTCTCTTTTGGCTTCTGCCTTGTCGAGGCGAGTGTGATCGTGAATGGTCATTATCTTTGGTGCCCTGGGTGCGCGGTACAAAGGACGGTTTCCGTGAGAGGCCGTAATCCCTCCCATCATCGCCAGCATCCTGTAGATATCTATCCGGCTGCTGCGTTCGGCGCCAATGACGGCGACTCTCCTGGGAGCGGCGGCCAATTCATCCGGAAGCGGGTACAGGTCGCTCATGGGGTTTTTCCTCTCTGAATAAATGCCATGTCAGGCCTTCCTTTGTTGCCGGTCTCCTGTCGGTCAGAATGCAGCAATTCGCTTCCCGAGAATCTCGGAGTATTCCCACATAATTTCACATTGTTCTTTCAGCCTCTCCTGCTCGGCGGGGTCGATCCCATCGAACTTCGGGTTGTTACCGATGAAGTCGCTCAGGGCATGGGCCTTCTTGTCGAGTTCTGCCTTCTCGTCGACTACGCGTTGCTGGTGTGGCTGCATGGCTCCCTCGCTCATCTAGATTCCTTTCTCCAGGTTTCCCATTGATGGTTTTTGTATCCCATGGCTACTTCTCTGCCATGCGTTGTTCGCGCCGCTCTAAATACTCATCCACTGCGCGGCGGACGATCTCGGAGTTGTTCATGCCGGTGCGTTTTGCTTCGGCTTTGAGTTTGTCGACGAACTGCGGCGGCATGGATAGGTTGAGGTTCATGGTGTTTCTCCCGTGGCGATCAAGTAATCTTGCGTAATCTTTACACGGAATTGTTGCATATATCAACTATTTTGTCCGGTTGTTGCTTAAACGATCCGAATTTGCAGCCTGCGCTTGGCCGCGAGCAGCTGCGCCAGGGGCGCCGGACCGATCCTTTCAGGCCTGTCGGCATGGTCTCGGCAGAGGTCGATGCTGTCCCCTCCGCCGAGACTCGTCCATCCCACTTCCCTTGCGCACTCGTTGCAGAGAGGGCGGCTGCAGGTGATCATCTCGTCTTCGAGTCCGATGGTGTCCTGGTCGGTTGCGAACCCGAGGACGAAGTCGCAGAGCTTGGTAGCTGGAGCATGGCAGTGGTGGCAGCGGTGTCCGAGGGTCATGTTCTGTCTTTGCGGTAACCGTCGACGAGGGTGATGAGGACCTGCCGATCTGGGGTGTGGATTTCAACCATGACTGTTATTTGTGTTTGGTCGATCTGGAATGGCCGGTAGGTGAAGACTTCGAAGGTGTCGCTGGGCTTCGGTTTGGATAGGTGCTCGCCTATCTGGTGGTATCGACCTTCTCCCTCTTCCACCTCGAGCCATTTCCCGTCGGCTGGCCCCCCGATGAAAAGCCTTCTTTGTTTGTCCACTGTTTGCTCCCTTCTGGGGCCAAATAGGTATCGCCCGATCATCTGTGCAAAGGTTTTGTCTGCCCCGGCAAAGAATTTTCTGACGTTCGTAATATTCTCGTACTCTTCCACTTCGTCTTTACTCCCGGTCATGCCTTGCTCCCCCTGCGCTCCCTTTCCACTGCCGAGAGCGGTTGTCTTGCTCCGTCGGGATGGATCAGTTCGGGTTCTTCTCCGCAGTAGTCCATGTAGCGGCAGATGATCGCCTGGGCGAAGCGGGGGTCGAGCTCCATGAGCCGGGCGCGACGACCGTGCTTGCGGCTGGCGATCATCGTTGTCCCGCTTCCCCCGCAGAGATCGAGAACGACCTGGTCGGGTTCGCTGCTGGCAACGATGTTCTTGCCGACGAGGTAGACCGGCTTCTGGGTCGGGTGGAGATCGCTCTTGGTGGGCTTGTCCGCCCTGATGATGCTCGTGGGGATCGCGTTACGCAAATCGGTGATGATCGCCTGCAGGGCCTTCTTGTCGAGGCGTGAGAGATCGACGTCGTCATCGATCACGGTGGTCTGGGTGAAATCCTGGTTGAAGAAGTGTCCGGCCCCTTCCTTCCATCCGTAAAGGATCGGCTCGTGCTTCCAATTGTAATCCTGGCGGCATAAAACGGCGCTGTTTTTGACCCAGATGAGGCATTGCTTCATCATGAGGCCCGGAATGCCGTTGACCGCTCTCCGGAAGATGTCTCCGGTCCCGTTGCCTTCGGCGTGAGCGATGTAGAAGCAACCTCCGGGCTTGAGCGCGTAGTGCATGGCCGAGAACATGGAGAGGAGAAATTCGTAGAACTGCGCCGGAGTCATCTTGTCGTTCATGATCTTGCCGGCGGTCCCTTCGTAGTCGACGTTGTACGGAGGATCGACCCAGACCATGTCGGCTTTGCCTTTGTCGAGGAGCCGGTCGACGTCGGCGAGGTTGAGGCTGTCACCGCAGAGGATCCGATGGGGTCCGCATTGCCAGAGGTCGCCCTTTTTGACCCAGGGGTTTTCCATGGGGGGCGTATCCTTGTCCTCCGGCCCGAGCTTCTCACCGGTCCCTATCCCAAGGATGGCGTTGAGTTCGGCCTGGTCAAACCCGGTGAGGTCCATGTCGGCGCCGGACTGGTAAAGCTCGGCGAGGAGTTGCGTCAGGAGGTCTTCGTCCCAGTCCCCTCCGTGAGCATTGGCTGCGATATTGGCGGCCTTTTCTTTGCTCTCCGGCCAGCAGACTTCCCGGTAGGTCCAGCGGCCGTGGGGGGTGTCGACGTACCCAAGCGCGGTGGTCCCTGCGTTGTCGGTGTGGGCTTCCTTGATGATCGGCCAGGTGCTCTCCAGATTCTTGACCCTCTGGTGACCGCCGACCAGCCGCCCTGTCTTGGTGTTGAAGACGACCCCACCGAGGTCCCCGAATTCCTCCATGGCCTTTTTGAGCATCTCGAGCTTCTCGGCGCTGATGGACCGGGGGTTGTATCCGGCCGGCCGCAGGTCGCTGATCGCCGTTGCTCCCGGGGTTTCCATGGGAGGGTTGGTCATCCCCTCGAGGCTCTTGGGTTTCGCTTTGTTCTTGTTCTTTTGCGCTCCGGGTTTCTCTCGGATGGGCATGCCTGGTTCTCCTTCGGGTGGTGAGGCGTCTTGTTGATTTTATTAAGGGTTGAGGGCTTCGGCCTTGACCATCTCGGAGACGGTTTGCTGGACCTTGGCTTCATAGAAAACCTTGTAGCTCACCGTTTTGGCTACCCAGACCATTCCCCAAACACATGCCAAGAGGACACAAATCACGAAGAGGGTCATTACTGTCGTCTGCAGACCGTTTTTTGTGTTTTTATTCACGTTGTTCTCCTTGTTTATTGGAAAGGATGCCCTCGTGACCCATGATAGGCCCCAGCGGGAGTACCAAGCTTTGCAGCGGTTTTTCCTCGGGGATAGTCTGCCGCCGACCTTCCTAGCCCAATACTCCCATTATCACGTTGGCATTTGGTTGCGGTGTTACTCGGCCGGGGTCAGGGTGAGATAAAATTCCTGGCCAACTTCGGCAAAGACGGCCAGGGCGTCGGGGTTGTCAATGTGCATCGTCAGTGTGCCCGACGGGGTGTATTTGAAAAACTCATTGTTTTCCAGTCCTCCGCTGGTCACGGCAGAAAGGGTGACCTCGTGTTTCTGGATGGTTTTAACCTTGAATTTTGCGACGACGCTCTTTTTTTCCATGGTGGTTCTCCTTGGCATGGGGATAGATCTGTCTTTGTTTCCGTTGGCGCAGCGTTCCTGATCCAGCATCAGTTGCAGCTCGCTTTGGCAATTGAGTGAGTGGGTTCGGCTTTCCTCGGTGATTCGTAGCATCTCCCGAAGGTATTGGATTTCTTTCTGAAGTTGTTCGATCGATGCTGTCATCGGATCTCTCTCCCCTGCTTGCGCTTTTTGGACCTCGTCGGCCAGTCCCATCGGGGGACGCGATATGTCGTTGTCTCGATGGCCACCGGCGCCTTGAACGGCAGGGTTGTGTGGAGGGGGACCGGGGTGTGAATCTGCACGGCGAACAGCATCCAAATCAGAACCATGCTTTTACTCCTTGATCTTTGTTGTGGTTTCGCGGCGCCGACCCGGGGGAGGTCCGGGGGATGCGTCATAGAGCTTCGGGACCTGTTTCTTGCGCGAGATCGGCGGGAGGTATGTCCTCTTCGAATAGTCCGGCATCGTCCTCTCCTGTGTTTTTGCCTGTGCCCCTATTCCATTGGAACCGGGCCCGAATTATCGCCGTGATTCGCTGTGTGCTGACCCGTTGGTATTCATGTAATCCGGCGTCGAAGGTAAAGGCCATCTGGTTGACCCCCGGGTTTGTGGCTCGCAGGCGGTGAATGGTTCCGAAGATCTTGGCGCGACAGGTGCTGCCCATCCCGATGCGGATCGATTCGGGGTCGTGGATAGGCCGGTTGCAGTTGCTGCAGCGCCGCGCTTCTATTTCCCCTTGTCGAGGCATTCCTGGCAAAACCCCCATGCTGCGATCTCCTTTTTTGTCCGGCAGCCGTTGCAGGTCTCGACCCATACGGCTTTTTTTCTCTTGATGATGCGCAGCTTCTGAGGTGGCTCATCGATGGTAACTTCGACGATCGGCTGCTTCGGGATGACCTTCTCCGGTGCCAGCGCTTTTTCGATAGCCTTTGTCGCCTTGGCGTAGGCCTGGTCTTTGTATCTCGGCGGCGTATGGGCTTTTGCTGTCCTGAACTCTTGGGCTCGTTTCCGGTTGAACTGCTGCACTTTCTCGGAAATCCCAGGCCGGCCAGTCATCGCCGTGAGGTAGAATCCGATGATGGGGGCGTTGCTGTCGGAAAAGGCGCCCTTGTCGATCTTGTGCTTCAACCGAGAGAGCTTCTGGAGGCATTTGACGCAACTGTCGGCCCGGCTGGCCAGGTAGAGGTAGCATTGCGCCTCGGTGACCCGGCAGGAGAGGGTGCAAAAAAAATCGTGACTGTCTTCGGCTTCAAACCGGCCCGGGTTGATCCTGAATTTGACATAGCGGGTAATGTCGATCGGCCGTCTTTTTCCGTGTGCTTCGTGGATGGGTTTTGACATGGGTTTCTTTCGTTGTTTTGCTATTCGCCCGGGCCTTTCGGCCCGGGCTTTCACGCTGCGAACCTCTCCCAACTTCCCCGCAGCACCCTTCCTCGGTACAGGGCTTACCGTTTTGTTCCGGTGGTCTTCTGTGTCCGTTCCAGCCGGCCGTATCCGTCTTCCCGAAGGTGAGGCCGGTCCTTGTCTGCTCCCAGCCTGACCCATCCTTGGTGTTGCCGCTTATGCCAATCGCAGACCAGATATCCCCTCCCCTCGACGTCGATCCGACGGCGGGACCAGGTCCGGTGCTTGCATCCGGTGACCGCGCAGACCGGCGGAAGGTCGGGATCGTTATCGTCCCGGGCCAGATTGCGGACAACCTTGGTCTGGCGCACCAGGTAGGTCCCGCAGTTGACGCAGCAGGCGATGGTGGTCTGGTGGGTAACTTCGGTGCGGATGCTCTCGCTCTCGATTTCCACACGCAGCATCCCCTCGCAGACGGGGCAGACTCGGCAGTCCTTGCAGTCGGTCGAACCGTCGCGGCGACACTGGGGAGCGAAATGTCTACAGTTCGGGTACCGGTCAAACTCGAAAAGCATCCGGTTGTATCGGGCTCTCTGCTCCGGGGAAAGAGGGTCGCCGACGAGGACTATGCTCATGCTTCCCCCTTCAGAGATAGATTGAATCCTGCGATGAAGGCGGTGAAGTCGGCCCGGGGGATATCCGAGCAGCTGTCGACGCCCATGTGTTTTTTGAAGGCTTCTTTTGCTTCTGCCTGGGAGCAAATGCGATCGGCTCCGAGGAGTTCGAGATATTCCCAGAAGGTCTCGCTGCGGAAGAATCCAACGTGAAGGCCTTGGATCTCTCGAGCGGTGAGGGGGTCGTGGTTTTGTTTGGGAGGGGGCGTGGCTTCTTCGGTGTATTTGCTCAGGGTGATGATGACGTCGGTGTCGGTGAGGGCGGTCAGCTTGGGTCCGTAGGTCGCCTGGTGCTCATAGCAGGTTTCAAGGACCAGCGAGAAGCGTTTCCCTTTGCTTGGAACGTCGACGACGAAAACCGGGGCGATCTGCATGTTGATGAGCCCCTTGATTTCCAGGTGGACCTTGTCCTCGATGAGGCTGGTCAGTGTGGCGGCCAAGAGGGAAGAGACGGGGAGGAGGAAAGAGCAGCGCCAGGCCTTGGCGGCTCGCATCCATTTGCGTTCGGTAAAAAGACAGGAGATGTTCGCCAAGGGGTTTGATATGGGCAACGCTTCGTGCGCAGGGGTTGCGTCCTCGGTTTTGTCTCCCATGGTCGTCTATTTCCTATCGGGACAGGATGTCGTGGGGCAAATGGGGCACCGGAGAGCCTTGATGGTGTACTCCTGCGTCCGGACGATTTGATCTTCTATCGTCTCTTCGAATGTCATCCAGAGTTGTTTTTGCCTGGGGTTGAGCGTTTCAAGGAAATCTTCACGGATGGTTGCCGTTTCCTCGGCGGTCTTGTTTTTGGCTTTGGCTGCAATAGCAGCAATCATCTCTGGGTCGTCGAGCGGACAGGTCATTTTTTTTAGCCCCCGGTGGGTGTTTTGGTGAAACCGTCGGCGATCACGGCTGCCTCGTATTTTGCGCTGACCTTGCCCTTGCAACTTCCGCCCCATGTTCCTCGCAGCCACATGCGGAAAGTCAGGATGTGAAACCCATTTTTTCTGGCATACCCCGCAAGTGAGTACCCCCTGGCGATCAAATTGGCCTTAACTTGTTGAAGTTCTTTGCTCGTCACGTAGTTTCCTTTCTGGTTAATTCGGGTGTGAGTTTAACCTCCGTTGTTGTCCTTGTCAAAGTCTTTTTGTTTTTGGAAACTTTTTTATGCCAAGATGTTGACTTGCGGTCGGTTTCTAGTTGAATATGTAGTATGGGCAACAGGCGAGAGAGGAGGTCTACGATGAATCTGGGAAACGTTCTGGCCGAACGACGCATGGAGAGCAACATCGGGATCAGAGAGCTGTGCCGTGCAATCGAACGGTCTCACATTTCCGGTCCGGTCTCCCCTTCCTATCTCAGCCGCATCGAGCGCGACTCGGGAGAGATCGAGACGGATCATGTGAGTATCGACACCCTCTGGTCGCTGGGTGTGGCCATGGAGATCGACCCTCTTCTCCTTTTCGTTCTGTCCCGGCCGGATTTAAGTGAACGTCTTCTGAGCCGGGAGGTTCGCGAAAAACTGTTTTTGGTCTGGGACGTCCCCCCCGTTCCCCTGGGGGTTTTTCTCCGGAACCGCCGACACGATCTTGGGATTACGATGTCCGAGGTCGAGATCCTGTCGCGGCGAGCGCCCCATGCAACGTTCGGTATCTCGTCCGGGTTTCTTTCCCAGGTGGAGACGGACTTTCGCGGTGCCTCGGCAAAGATTTCCGGGGACAAGCTCTGGGCCTTGGGCGTCGTGCTGCGGGTCGACCCCCTGGCTCTTTTTGTTCTTTCTCGCCGGTTGGATCCTGGACTGGGATTGCGCAGGCACAGGCTTTTTCTCTTCAAAAAGTTTTCCCTTTGAAAAACGGCAATCGCCGTGCTATCGTCCGAAAACCATGACCAATACCTATGAACGCGATGCGCTGTATCTCGACTATATTCGCTCCCAAGCCTGCCTGGTTTGCGGCTGTTCTGGGGTCGACCCGCACCACCAACCGCGCAGGGGGCACGGCGCGACGTCCTTGAAAGTTTCGGACTATCGCACTGTTCCCCTTTGTCGTCGCTGTCATGACGATTACGGGCAACTCTCATGGGAGCTTTACCGGCGCCGGGGGATCGATGTCGAGGCGGTGATCGTTCTCCTCAATTCGGGCTATTTTTTTGCCTGACGTGTTGCCCTTATCAACCGGCGCCAGTTTGCTCCGGAATCTTTTCCTTTCTGCAGGCCTTTTGCCTGTCATTATCCAACGGAGGTTACATGAGCAGCAGTAATTTAAAAGAGATGTCCCTTGCAACGGTCCACGGAGGGGCGGCTATCGAGCGGTTTGATGATGAACTTAAGCGGGTGTTGCAAAACATCGCTGACATCAATACCGGCACCGGTGGCCGAACGGTTACCCTCAAGATCAAACTCAAGCCCGACCGTGACCGCACCTTTTGCGCCGTCTCCGTCGCCGTGACGAGTACGATGGCTCCGGCTGAAGCTTTTGAAACCCAGATCTTCCTGGGGCGCAAGGATGGGGATTGTGTTGCCTTCGAACATAATCCCCAGCAGCTTCCGCTGGATATGTCTCCCCTTCCCCTGGCCTCTGTGGCCAAATTCCCCACTCGCGAGGTTAAATCATGATCAAGGAAGCACTGCAGTATCTCCAGAGCCTGGCCGTTCCCCAAACCGTTTCGGTTGAAGGCCGCGCCTATGCCACCGGATCGCTCAAGCCGGTTCTCGATCCGACGGCCGAGGCGGTGGAGGTCCACACTCTCACGGGTCTCGCCACCTATATCAACGATCATCAGTCCGACCTCCCCCCGCTGGAAACCCTGATGCTGGTTGTCCTCTCCCCGACCACGGTTCTTCTCGGGACGCATGCTGCCGGCGAATTCAGACAGCGCCGGTCCTGCGCCCTGGCAAAAACGCAGCATCAAGACTTTCCTTTCGGGCAGTACCTGCCGCAGGAGGAGTTCTGTATCGCGCTGATGACGCGCTTTGTCCACGACGAAAACCAGGAGGCGGTGCTTGCTCTGGCCGGCAATCTGGCCGCCGGCATGGAGGTTCAGACCGAGGACGACGGTTTCACCCAGCGCGTGACGGTGCAGACCGGGGTCGTCCGTAAGGCAAATGTCAAAGTCACCAATCCGGTGATCCTTCGTCCCTATCGGACCTTCATCGAAGTCGAGCAGGCGCCCTGTCCGCTGGTAATCCGGATGCGCAAAGGCAAGGACGGGACGCCCGAGTGCGCCCTGTTCGAAGCCGACGGCGGCCTGTGGAAAACCGTTGCTGCCAAAAACATCCACGACTGGCTGAGAGCCAACGTCAAGGATGTCAGCGTCCTGGCTTAATTCTCGCGGGGGGTCTCTCCCCCGCCTTTTCCTTTTGGAGGAATATTTAAAAATGTCGATCGAGGAACGAATCAAAAGGGTGCTGGCCGAAAATGCCGGGATCGAGGAAGACGAAATCACCAGCGAGTCGAAACTTGAGGAGGATCTGGCTATGGATTCCCTGGACAGGGTCGAGGCGCTCATGGGCATCGAGGAGGAGTTTGATATCGAAATCCATGACGACACGGCCGGAACGATCAAGACCGTGCAGGACGTCTTCGATGTCGTAGCCAACCTGATTTAATTCGACAGCAATTGAGAAGGCCGGAGACCCAACGTCTCCGGCCTTCGATTGTTGCTGCCGGGTTGTCCGGCCGTTGTTTCATCCGTTTCACTTTTTGGAGGCACCACCATGGGCGTTAATAAGGTCATTCTCGTTGGTAATCTCGGCAAAGATCCGGAATTGAGGTATACCCCGGCAGGGGTTGCCGTCACGACGTTTTCGCTGGCAACGTCGGAGCGGTACAAGGATAAACAGGGTGCGATGCAGGAGAAAGTCGAATGGCACAACATCATCGCCTGGCGCCAGCTCGCGGAGATCTGCGGGAAGTATTTGCATAAAGGGAAGCAGGTTTATCTGGAGGGTAAAATCACGACCCGCTCCTATGACGATCGAGATGGCGTCAAGAAATACATCACCGAGATTGTCGTCGACCAGATGCAGATGCTTGGGTCGAAGGACGACCAGGGGGAACGGCAGTCTGGTTCCGGCCAGGATCATCGGCCAACCAATCCGAAGCCGGAGCGGCAACAGGATCAGCGGTCGCAGTCGCAGGCAACCGACTATGCTTCGCCTCCGTTTGATCCCGAAGATGACATTCCTTTCTGACGGACACCTTTTTTGGTGGGCGGATCATCCGCCCACCTTTTTCCCCAGGAGGCTTTATGCGCTATTTTGAATGGACCTTAATCGCCTGTCTGCTCATAATTTTGTTTTCAGGTGGGCAACAGAACAAGGATTTGCGCTCCATGGTCAAATATTCGCAAGCTGATCGACAGATGTTATTCGAAGAGTTGCAGGCTGACGACGCTATCCTGCAGCAGATCTTTGATGGTCAGTGGGATCGCAGTCGTCCGGTGCTTTCTGTCCCGGTTACCGTCTCCTGCTACACATCCAGGGTGCAGGAGACGGATTCGACGCCTCACGAGACGGCTGACGGTTCCTTGGTTCGGCGCGGTGTCATTGCCATCTCCCCGGATATTCAAAACGAGTTGGGAATCACCTTTGGTGACCGCATTGTCCTCGATGGCTACGGCACGATGGAGGTGCGCGACGTGATGAATCCTCGTTGGAGACGTCGTGTCGATATCTGGTCGTCGGATCTGCAGGCGGCTCGCCTGCATGGCGTCGTCCCTGATGTCACCATGACCTGGTTGGGGCGCTCGCAGTGATTTCATAACCTCACATTTGATTTGAAAGGACGCATATGTTCGACGAAAAAAGAAAGGGTACCGGGACCCAGGAGTGGGCCGAGGTTACGGAAAACATACAGCGCGGATGTGTCAACAATTGCCTGTACTGCTATGCCGCAGCCAATGCTAAACGCTTCGCCCTTCGCAATCGCGAGGACTGGGCTCGGGAAGAATTAACAAAACGCTCGGAGATCACCTCCTATCCTGCCAGGGCTGGCGTGATCATGTTCCCCTCCTCTCACGACATAACCCCTTTCAACGTTGACGCCTACATCCGGGTCGCCCGATTGATCCTGGCCAAGAAAAATCGCCTTCTGATCGTGACCAAGCCCAGCCTGGCCTGCGTGGATAAAATAATGAGGGAGCTCGATGTCTATCGCGAGCAGATTCTTTTCCGTTTCACCATTGGGGCCACAAATGAGGCGCTGACGGCTTTATGGGAACCCGGTGCGCCCGACCCCCTGGAAAGGTTGGATGCGTTGGCCCTGGCGGAGGAGAGGGGCTTTGCCCGGTCTATTTCGATTGAGCCCATGCTTGCCGGCGTAGAAGAAACCATGCGGGTCGTTAAAAACGTAGCCCCGTGGGGTCCTGCGACCATCTGGATCGGCAAGATGAATAAAATCCGGCTTCGTGTTGACGACCAGACTCCTGAGATTCTTGCCGCGATGCGCCTGGTCGAAGATCAGCAACGCGACTCGGAAATATTGCGGCTCTACGAGGCTCTCCCTGCTGCCCTGTACCCAACTATTCGCTGGAAGGATTCGATCAAGCTGGTCCTGGCTGCGGCCGGTGTCCTTTCCTGATCCACCAGTTTGTCGCTCAATCTTCTCTCTCTCGACAGATCAGCGGTGCCATGCCGGGTGCCGAAAACAGTAGCCGATTCGTCGGCAGTCGCGCTCCTGGGGATGGCGGCATCCATCCTCGGGGGCGCGAGTAGTTGTCGTGGAGGTTTCATGAGCATCAAAATCATGTCGGCTGTGTGGGGCATTTCCTTGCGCCCGTCGACTAAACTGGTCCTGTTGTGCCTGGCCGATATCGCCGATGATGACGGTGTCTGCTGGCCCCATCAAGACACCATCGCTCAGAAGACGTGTCTTTCTATTCGTGCGGTACGCGATTGTATTCGAACCCTTGAGGAGGCCGGGTATATCGAGACCGAACCCAAGGTTTACGGGGGGTTGAAGCGCGGGTTGGTTTATCAAATACGTCCATCCGGCAAAATTTGCCGAATGGACGACCATTCGGCAGATTCTGCCGGTGCCATTCGGCAGATTCTGCCGGTGCCATTCGGCAAATCCTGCCGGTCTATTACAAGTAAAGAACCGTCAATAGAACCATCAATAGGAAATATACCCCCTACCCCCGCATCTTGTCCTGTCGAGGCGATCGTACTGCTCTGGAACGATCTGATGACAGGTCCGGCCGTCGGCCTTCATCGCATCGGATCTATCGGGCCTTCCTTACGGGGGGCTATCATCGCTCGATGGACCGAGGATCCTTCCCGCCAGGGGCTGTCTTGGTGGCGGACCTATTTCGTCGATCAGGTGGCCGGGTCGGATTTTCTTTCCGGCAAGGTGAAGGACTGGGCTGCTGGTCTGGACTGGGTTGTCGATCCCAAAAACATGGGAAAAATTATCAACGGTGCATTTACCAATAAAGGGGGGAAAGGTGACGGAAATTCACGACGACGGAAAACGAATAGAGGAAATGGTCGGGCGGATGGAAGTGCTGGAGGAGAGCGGGTCTGGGATGGGGTTATCCCCTCTTTCGACGAAGTCTGATTCTCCCGTGGCGGTTATTCGCTGCTCCGGTCATCCCGGGATTGAAATGACCCGGGAGACCTACGGTTTGCGTTGCTCGGCTTGTATCAGCGACGATCTGCATGCCTTTTATCTCGACCTGGAGGAAAAACGGCAGTTCCTGGCTAAAAAAAGAACGACCGCTGAAATTGATACCCGTTTTGCCGATATCCAGATTGGAAAGCGGTTTCGAGGTCTCACCTGGGACGACTATCGTCCTACCTGCGAACAGGCGCAGAAGATCAAAGCCTTTTGTCTTAATTATGCGAAGGGCTTCGGCCTTCCTTTAAACCAGGGGTCAAGTCTAGTCTTTTCCGGGAATGTCGGGACCGGAAAAAACATGCTTTCTGCTTTGATCGCCGAAGATGTTGTTTCATCGGGGCATACGGCCTTACATACGACCGTCCTGAAAATGGTGCGCCGGATTCGCTCGACTTGGGGCGGTCATGGCGACGAGCAGACGATGATCGATTCGTTCGTCCTCCCGGATCTGTTGATCGTCGACGAGATCGGGAACCAGGCGGGGTCCGATGATGAGGTGATGCGGCTGACCGAGGTTTTCAATGATCGGTATGAGGCCAAAAAGTCGACGATTCTTTTGACAAACCTGAGCGCCGCCGAGCTTCCCGACTACCTCGGGTCCCGGGTTATGGATCGCCTTTGCGAGAGGGGGCGCATCGTTCCGTTTACCTGGGAGAGTTATCGCCAGAGGCGATCATGATTTGCCCATGGGGGCGGATCTTTACTCCGGAGCATCCCGTGTGTCGGTCTCATCTTCGGCAGGGGGCTGATTGTCGTGTCAAGGCAAAAAAAAAAATCCGGGCGAACTGCTCGGGTGGTCCTTTTGAAAAAAACGGTCGGAGGGGGTGGTTCACAAATTACGATCTTCAGTCGCCGAACGCTCACGTCAACCGAATAAACGGAGAGAAGATCTATCGAGGAATAAAAAAAACGTGGGGGCGGGTACTCACTGGGGCGGTTCTTCATTTTGGCCCGGCGGCCGGCCGGCGCCGAAGGCTTGAGGTTGTTCGTTTTATTCCTTCTCGCGGTTGGTCATATGACGAAGACAACCTGTGGGGCGCCTGCAAACCGTTGGTCGATCAGTTGACTCTGCAGGGTGTTTTGGTGGATGACACTCGGGAATGGCTCGAGTGGTGTCCACCTCGTGAAATTGTTGACCCGTCACCTCGGGTCGAAATTTATATTGAGGAGGTGTCTTGTGAAAAAGATAAATCCCCAGACGGTGTTGCGGAATGTCCGTCGTGAGTTCGGTTGCTCTTTTCGGGACGTGGTTGTTGCATTGGCCGAAAAGGGGTACAGCCAACGTCTGGCTGCTGATCATATCGGGATTTCCCGTCCGACGTTGCGTAAATACTGTGTCCGTTTCAACCTCCTCGGGCATTTTAAACCCCATGGTGACCAGGTAGACATTTGTCGCGGGAAAGGATCGGGAAAAGATTATCGGTGTGGCCCTGGGAAAAAACATGATTCTGCCTATTTTTGGAATGCCATTCAAGAAGCGGAGGATTCGAATGATTTGAATTTGCGGTTTGGCATTTCTCGGGTGACGATAAAAAACTACCTTGGTAAAAATTGGAGCGAGGTCAAGGACCTTTGCCTTTCACCAGCTTTCAACCGAAAGGATTATGATCATGTCTGGTCGCGATGAAGGCGTTCTTTCTGACGAGGGGGCGCTTGTTGCCTCGATTATATCCAATCGTCTCGGTGAGGTTTCGGCGATCAGTGTTGGTGCGTTGAGTGTCCTGACCGGCATCCCAGATCGGCGTCTTCGGGCGATCGTAAAGGCTCTTGTCGAGTTGCATGGCTTCTGCTTCTGCTCGAGCCCTCGAGGCTTTTATTGTCCCAATGGCCCAGATGAGGTTTTGTCTGCTGCGCGGCGTTTGCTCTCCTGGAGCTTGTCAACTATGAAGCGAGCCCGGGTGCTGCGTGGATCTCCTGAGCTGGATCGTCTGTATGGTCAGTTGGAGCTCGAACTAAAAAAGATTGACGGGGAATCCGAATGACCGGGCCTCTGGTGCTTTCTATTCGGCAACCGTGGGCCTGGCTGATCATTAATGGCGGGAAGGATATTGAAAACCGAACCTGGCCGACGAAGGTTCGCGGCAGGGTCCTTATCCATGCCTCTAAAGCCGTAACCAAAGCGGAGTGGTCCGAGGCTTGGGAGCGGGTCCGTGTTGTCTGCCCGGAGACTTGGGAGAAGGGGAGGCGGGAAATTAAAGCCGGCATGATCGAGCGCGGTGGGATCATCGGAAGTGTGGAGATTGTGGATTGCGTTGATCGCTCTGAGTCCCCGTGGTTCTTCGGGAAGCATGGCTTCGTGCTGCGCGACCCACAGGTACTTCCCTTTCATCCGTGCAAGGGCCGTTTGGGGTTTTTCAGGATTCAGTCTGGTGAAGGCTCATGATTATGAAATGGCCAACCGGCAAATATAACGGCAGGCGAATTGTTGGCTTCTCGGTTGAGGTGAAGTGCAGGTTGACCATGTGGTATTGGCGCCCCCGCTTTTCACGGTGGAGCGGATCGGTGACGTGGTTGTGTTTTCATTTCGCCTGTGAGGCTGTATACGATTGAGTAATCTAACGAAAGGACACAATATGACTGAGAATCAATCGGGAAGCACCGGAGGTAATTCCGTCCAAGTTGAACCCCTGGTTATGTGTGATTGCTGCGGGGCAATGGTCCCAAGGGTTGAGGCAAATGACTACGATTACGAAGCCCCCCAAGGGGATCACCGCACGGGTTTATTGTGTCCTAGTTGTTATTATTTTTGACACATAACGGTTAGCGGTCAGCGGCTGCGGCCAAATGGTGGAGAAGCACGGACATTCTCGGCCTAGCACCGCTGATTAATCAGTCCGCTGGAGTGCGGGGTTATGTGGTTTTTGAAATGGATGACTTGGAATTATTACGTTTGGCTGGTTTTTGCGTGGAGTTTCTGGCCCATAGCCGTAGTTGTCGATGCGCTCGTAAAAGTATGGGCAGGGCTCGTTGACGCATGGCACGAAATATTAATTGGGTTCCGTGGCCCTGCGTGGACACGGGTGCAATTCAAAAAAATAAGGCGGAGATATTGGCCCACATAACGAGTTTGATCAGCGGACCGCGACGAACTGACCGCGAACCCCTGGAATTTTCGAGACCCGCAAAGCCCCATTCGGTCCGCCTGCATCTTTTGGTTAGAGTGCATGT